TGGTACCTTAATGTTGTTCCCTGCAAGTTACGCGTACCGCCACATAGCGCACCCAGTAAAAACTGGAACTAAGTACGCGGTTGTTACGTGGCTACACGATCAACCAAAGCCTAATTAAAAGATTTTTTCTTCCAATAGGCTGATTTGTACCATCCAGATAAAACAGCTTTACTTTTACGACTGTTTTGTTCACCTTCTTGGATTAATCCTTTAGTTTCTTTGGCTTCCCAGTTTTCGTTTTTAAAAGGAACTAGTTGAGCTAAGGGTGTTCCTTGCGGTATTACTCCTTCAAAATCTTTTTTAAGATAAAAAGGAATGCTTCCACCAGCTGAAGTGACAAAAGGTCCGTCTATAACTCCGCTTAAAGTTACAAAAGGCAGTTCTGGTCTATTAAAAGGTTGAGTGTAAAGAACGCTGTACCCTACAGGGACTGAAAAAGATAAAGGTAGCTTCCACGTGTAATGCGTAGGTGAGCACCCAATTGGAGAAGGTAGATAAGAAATTTTATCTTCTTCTCTAACCCCAACTAAATCTCCACCTATTCTCCAAGAAAGGTGCTGAACATTATTTTCTATGGAAACAACCAAGTCCATAGGCAAATGGATTAAATACCCCAAAGCCATAGCCTCTAAAAAAGGTGTGCACATTTTTACTGTGGGCACAGCCTCTTGAGCGGACCTAGGCGGGAATGGGCTAAGCCACTTTGGGGTGTCCTTAAACCATTTTGAGATAGTAGCCTTAGCTGGTCTAACCATATTAGGATCTATATCGGAATGGGCTGACTCGTACTTTAATATTGGTAAAGGCTTTCTCATGGCACAACTCTACCATTCAAGTGACTTAGTCCTTCATTTTTAGAAGAACATACGTTCTCAAATGCTTTATACTGACAGCTATGCCTATCGACTTCCCAAACTCTCCTGCCCTGAACGAACTGTTCACAGTAGGTAACCAAACTTGGTATTGGGATGGTTCTGTTTGGCGCATCAATGAAGCCCAAGGTGAGACTGGTCCTACAGGACCGATCGGGCCAACTGGTCCAACTGGGCCGCAGGGTATCCAAGGATTTACTGGACCGACTGGATCTCAGGGACCTACAGGTCCTCTTGGTCCTACAGGATCTACAGGACCAACAGGTCCGACTGGAAGCACTGGCCCAACTGGTCCTATCTTTCAGAACATAGACGGCGGTGGAGCAACTACAATTTATGGTGGTGCACCAACAATTGACGCAGGGAATGTGAGCGGTTAATGGCTGTAAAGATTCAACACAGACGCGATACTGCGGCTAACTGGGCAAGCGCAAACCCGCTTCTTTCACAAGGTGAGGTTGGCTACGAGTACGATACTGGTCGTTTTAAAGTCGGTAACGGTACTCAAGTTTGGAACTCACTTGCTTATTCTTCTGGTGTAACAGGGCCTACTGGTCCAAGTTCAACATTAACTGTTGGAACAGTAACAACTGGTGCGCCAGGTTCTTCTGCTGCAATTTCTAACTCTGGAACTTCTTCTGCAGCTGTATTTAATTTTGCAATTCCTCAAGGACCTACTGGTCCTACAGGAGCTACTGGTCCAACCGGACCTACTGGCCCAACGGGCCCTACTGGTCCAGTTTCTACTGAACCATCAACAGTCACAGGTCCAACCGGACCTACTGGTCCAACCGGACCTACTGGTGCAGATTCAACAGTAACAGGACCTACAGGTCCTACGGGAGCAACAGGTCCGCAAGGTGTTCCAATTACTTTAATTGGTAGCGTTGCAGATGTTGCTTCACTCCCATCTACTGGCAATGATGTTAACGATGCTTACATTGTTGATGCAGATGGCGATGTGTATGTTTGGAACGGTACCTCTTGGTACAGCGCTGGACAAATTGTTGGAGCAACAGGTCCAACAGGACCTACAGGCGCAACAGGTCCAACAGGTGCGGACAGTATGGTTACAGGACCTACAGGACCTACAGGTCCTTCAGGCGTAATCTCTGTTACTGGTCCAGTTACTAATACTGGTACATCTACGGCTGCTGTACTGGGTATTGACCAAACTACTCTTTCTATTGCTAACACTCAGGTAACTGGTCTTGGAACATCTTCTGTTAAGGACATTCCAGCAACTGGAGATGCGTCTACATCACAAGTAGTTTACGGAACTGACACTCGCCTTTCTGATGTAAGAACTCCCGCCGATCTTTCTGTAACAACTGGGAAGATTGTTGACGCAAACGTTACTAATGCTAAGTTGGCTAACTCCTCGATTACTATCGGAACAGACGTTGTATCTCTAGGTGGAACATTATCTGCTCCAACATTTACTGGTCTAAACCTTGGCTCTAGTCTTGTATTTGAAGGCGCTACAGCAAATGCGTTTGAAACTACTTTGAGCGTAGACGATCCAACAGCCGATAGAACTGTAACCATTCAAGATGCTAGCGGAACTGTTGCTCTTGTAGAGCATGTCTCAGCAGCCTTTGAAGTATCAGATCAGGTTATCGATGTAGCACCACGCTATGACAACCGTTCTGCAACATTTACAAGCGGAACTGTCTACTGGACATTCTTCTCACCTATGCACACTCATACAGCAACCTCTGTTGCGGTTGCCTCTGCTGGTACAGCAACAACGGGTGCAACAACAATTATTATGGGCGTGTACAGTTTTGATGACACGACAGCAACACTGCTTTCATCAACAGCAAATGATGCAACAATCTTTGGAACACGTAACACTGTTTACTCTCGTAACCTAACCACTCCAGTAACCTTTGTTGCTGGTCAGCGCTATGGATTTGCAATCCTTGTTGTAGCAACAACACCCGGAACTGCTTACCTGGCATTCGGTTACCCACCAGCAGCGTTGAACGCGTTGAGCCCTGTTATGCGTGGCTATCTTGACTCGCAAACATCTCTGCCTTCATCTGCTGTACCTTTGGTTAATACATCTAACGGATATTGGGCGAGGTTCTCATAATGAACGTAGTTAAGACAAGTCTTGGAGTAGACGCTCGTGGCTTTGAAACTTTTGAGGTAAAGAACGCCGATACTGGCGAAGTTATTGGGCACGACATAGTCGCTCCCGACTCAATCGACGAATAGGCTAAACTGACGCTATGAAAATAGCCGTCTACACAATTGCCCTAAACGAAAAACAGTTCGTAGAAAAGTGGTACAACTCTGCTAAAGAAGCTGACTACCTACTTATTGCTGACACTGGTTCTACTGATGGCACTGTTGCCCTCGCTAAAAGTCTTGGGATTAATGTAGTAGATATCTCAATCAAACCGTGGCGGTTTGATGACGCACGTAACGCATCTCTTGCTTGTATCCCGAACGATATTGATTACTGTATTGCCCTTGATATGGACGAAGTTTTAATTGAGGGATGGCGTGAAGCCCTAGAAGCCGTACCAACACAAACAACCAGACCACGCTATAAGTACACGTGGAACTGGAACGAGGACGGAACTCCCGGTCTACAATATGGCGGAGACAAGATTCACTCTAGACATGGCTACCGATGGAAGCACCCTGTCCATGAGGTTATGGTTACTGACCGCATAGCCGAAATACAAAACTGGATTGAACTAGAGATTCATCATCACGCAGATCCTACAAAGCCTAGATCTCAGTACATGCCGTTGCTAGCGCAGTCTGTTAAAGAAGATCAGTCAGATGACAGAAACGCTTTTTACTACGCCCGTGAACTTTTCTTTTACGGCAAGGTGGAAGAATCTATTGAAGAGTTTAAGCGCCACTTAAGTTTGCCTAGAGCTGTGTGGAAGCCTGAGCGTGCTGCTTCTATGCGCTACATTGCCAAGATGTCTAGTGGGCAGGAACGTGAGGCGTGGCTTCTTAAAGCAGTAGATGAAGCTCCAGATCGTAGAGAGGCACAGGTTGACTTGGCCCAGTACTACTACGAGAACGCTAATTGGGAGCGCTGTTTTCACTACGCAACCTCAGCCTTAGAGATTAAGGAAAAGCCTTTGGAGTACCTATGTGAGGAGTTTGCATGGGGTTATGCTCCACACGACTACGCGGCTATATCGGCGTATAACTTGGGTGAAACATCTACTGCTCTTGAGCACGGGATGAAGGCAGTCGAGCTCAACCCGACAGATGAGCGATTGCAGCGTAACCTTATGTTCTATAAGAGTTAAGGGGGAGTCATGAGAGCCCACGCACCCGGTGGCCGTTTTACCACTGAATTTGAACTCAATGCTATTGGCGACGGTATTACTTGGGATGTAACAAACCCTGTAGGAACATTTGCTGACTGGTGGGAGTACGACAAGACCAGCATTAACTTAGACCCTGTATACGACGTAGAGTCTATTTCTGGCGGTCGTGTATGGAAAGGTCCAAAGAGCCTTCACGTTATTAGCGCTAACTGGAACCAAGGAGAAGTCAGGGCAAGCGAGCGCGGTTACTACGCAGCCGATACTTTGGACTTCACTCTTAACATTGATGACCTACAAGAAGTAAGCCCCGAGTTATTTGAAACGCGTGGTTCGTTCAAGGCTAAGATTTCTGAAGCAAATAGGTATCGTTGTGTTTGGAAAGAACAGGTCTACCGTCCATACGGCGTACAGCCAGACGGTTACTTGGACGATCGAGGTACCCTTATTAAGGTACGTATGATTCAGGTAATGCCAGATGAACTGGTCAATGATGAACAGTTCCAAGACTACGCGAATGAGATACATTAATGGCAACAACTAAAGGCCCTAAAAAGGTCGCAAAAGTTATGAAAGAGTACAAGGCTGGAACGCTTCATTCTGGAAAAGATCCAAAAGGTCCAAAGAAAGCCCCTGTGGTTAAGTCAAAGAAGCAAGCCGTAGCCATAGCAATGTCTGAGGCGGGTATGTCTAAAAAAGGTTTGATGAACAAAAAAAATGATGGACTAGTTAACAAGAAGGGCAAGTAATGAAGCGCATGCCGTATAACGAGAAGAACGACAAGAAGCAGGACGCTAAGACCACTAAAGGCTTAGACAAAGAAGAGAAAGCAAAGTTTGAAAAGATGGATAAGGCTCATGGCAAGCGAAACAAGCCAGAGACCCAGACTGCTGATCGTAAGATTGACGAGAAGATTGTAAAGAAGATTAAGTCAGCTGAAAAGCGCCATGAAGCCAAGGAAGGCAAGAAAGGCGAAAAGGCAGAGGACAAGCGAGAGAAAAAGAAGAAGTAATGACTTAGCCCCCACAAAGGGGGCTTTTTCATTTACCATTGGATCAACTCCCATGCGGGGAGTGGCTTTGCCCTTTTGCGTGATGTACCTGCGAATTCCGATTGGAGACTGCTATGTCTAATAGACCTGAATGGTTAGACGGCCCTACAGAGGTCGATTTCATTCGTGGCATAACAGATCAAGCTCCTGACGCAAAAGATTCAGCCTTAGCGTTAGCCGCTGTCGGACTTGGGTATATGTACGGCATCAAAAAGGCAGAGAAAAAGAAAAATAAGTGAGTGACTTTTTAAACAGAGCGCCTCGCCTTGCCGAAAGACTTTCTGATGAGTTGGACGGTGATCTTCAAGAACGCATGGCTAATGCAGACTGGAATCAAGTAGTCCGCATATCTGCTAAAGATGGCTTGATTAATCTTTCTTACGAATCTGTGCAAGAAGATAACATTTTTGAATCAGAGTATGGCTCTCCTCGACTAAGCCCAAATGCTGTAGTCCGTCCATTTCTAAATGAGTCTCAAAAGCAACTTGAGACTGCAATTGGGCAAGAGGCTATAGACTTCCTATTTTCGGAAGGAATCCTTCCATGACAATTTCAGATGACGCCTTTTTATTTGCAGAAGACAAGGCGCTAAAGTCTCACCTACAGGGAATCTCGGTATCGGATCTAAAGAATCCATCTCGACCTGTAAAGGTTTGGTTTGGATTTCCTGACGTTGAAATCCGTACACAGGACTACCCATATATGGTTATTGACCTTTACGACATTCAACCAGCAAACGATCGACAGAGTTCTGGCTTTTGGTTGGACAACACCAACCGTGGCACACAAGCCCCTAGTAATACTGATGCGTACTCCTACTACGCTCCAACAACTTACGATCTGTTCTATCAAGTAAGTTCTTACGCTCGTCATCCTCGACATGACCGAAGCATTATGTTTTCAATGTTAAACGAAAAAATACCAGGTAAGTATGGGCACCTTCTCATCCCACAAGACAATGGGGTTGGAACAGTTGCTCGACATATGTTTCTCGAAGGGTTCGTAAAACGCGACTCCATCGAGGATGGAAGACGTCTCTTCAGAAACGTCTTTAGTATCAGAGTGGTTAGCGAAATGACGCCTTATCAGGCAGCACAAGCGACACCTCTTGTGGAAACAGTAAACCTCGAAACAACACCTGCCACCATCCCATCGGGATTCGAATCGGTATAAAAAATGACAACCCTAGAAACTCTCAAAGGAGATATATAAATGGCTGGATACCTTCGTCCTGGTGTCTATGTTGCGGAATCCCTCAACCTAGTACCACCAGCTCAAAGCACAACCTCGCAGTCAGTCGCTGCATTTATTGGCTCTATGGATCGTGGCCCAGTTGATCCCACTCTGGTTACATCCTGGAGTCAATACGTAAACCTCTATGGAGGTTGGACTTCTAACAAGGCAGTGCACGTAGCTGCTCTTCTCTTCTTCTCAAACGGAGGAAGTCAAGCGTACTTTAAGCGCGTAGTTGACGTGGCTGCTGATACAGCAACACGTAGCTTTACAGATCGCGCTGTTTCACCTGATGGAACTCTAACTCTAAACGCTAAGAACGTTGGAGCATGGGGTAACAACATCAACGTAACAATTGCTAATGCTAATACAGCAGGAGCAGTTGACCTAACTGTCTACTACGGCGGAGATGCTTCAACTAACATTGTTGAGCGTTTTACAGACCTAACTATGACAGCCACAGATGACCGTTATTTAATTTCTGTCATCAACTCACAGTCTAAGTACCTATCAGCTGTTGATGAAGGGTCTAACGCTACTGGAGCAACACGTCTACCAGTAACAATCACTAACGCAGATTTAGCAGCAGGAACTGACGGCGCAGCCGTTGATGCTTCTGACATCTCTGCTGCTGTTGACGCTTTTGATGTAATCCCAAGCTCGCTTGTTCTAAACGCGCCTGGTGTTACAGATGCTACAGCGGTTAACCTAATCACTAGCTACGCTGAAAACCGTGGAGATGTATTTGTTGTTATTGACCCAATTTCTGGATCAGCAGCAAACCAGATCACAACAGCGGATTCATATACAGCAACTTCTTATGCTGCTGTATATTACCCACAGATCGTAATTAAGGACCCATCAGTAACCACACAGGGAATTACAACACTTGCAAACCCTGGCGGAGCGGTTGTTGGTCTTTACCTTGCTACAGACGCTTCTCGTGGAGTGTTCAAGGCACCTGCTGGTCTTTCAGCCCGTGTTGGAGGCGCTGTTTCAGTAGCGGCTCTAACTAACTCAGAACTTGACAGCCTAAACAGCAACTCTGCTGCAGTTAACGCAATCAAGTTTGTACCTGGTTCAGGAATTGTAGTTATGGGCTCTCGCACTCTAGATGGTTCATACATTTCTAAGTATGTTCCTGTACGTCGTACCCTCATCTACTTGCGTAAGGCGCTCTCAGAGCTAAGCCAGTTCGCTATCTTTGAGCCTAACGATGCAGTTTTGTGGCGTCGACTAACCGCAACTCTAGAAGGTCTTCTAACAGACTTCTGGCGTCAAGGTGGTCTACGTGGAGCAGTGCCAAGCCAAGCGTTCTACGTTAAGTGCGATACTGAGCTCAACCCACAATCATCTATCGACGCTGGTCAGGTAAACATCGAAGTTGGTGTTGCTCTACAACGTCCAGCAGAGTTCATAATCATCAAGATCGGCCAGTTTGACGGTGGCACCACCGTTACTGTGGCGTAAAGGAGACAAATAAAAAATGGCAACAGATAGCGTAATCAATCGCTTCTCAAGCGTGGCGACCGATCCACTTCGTTCGTTTCGGTTCTACGCAGAGTTCCTTGCTCCACAACAGGGCAGTAAGGTAAGCTCAAAGATCACTGGCTTCAGCGGTGGTTTTACTCAGATCTCTGGTCTTGGTATTAACACTCAGAGCATTGCGTACCGTGAAGGTGGATACAACACCACTATTCACCAAGTACCTGGAATGACAACATTCAACCCAATTTCATTTAACCGTGGAGTTATCTACAAGAACGATCAGGCAATCAACTGGATGAAGCACCTGTTCGCTGCAGCAGCAGGAGACGGAATCGCCCTAGGCGAGAACGACTTCCGTTGCGATATCAAGATTTACGTCTTGGATCACCCAGCAGCTAGCAACGCAACTGCTACAACCACTGGTGAGGGCGGTTCTAACGTTCCTAAGATGGGTTTCCATGTACACAACGCATGGATCTCAACTCTTAACTACTCTGACCTAGATGCAGGTGGAAACAACCTTATGGTTGAAACCATGGGCGTTGTACACGAAGGTCTGTCTGTGTTCTATACTGATAAAGACTTCAAGCCACTAGCAAGCGCATAATCTAACTTTATAAGGAGAATTAATCGTGACCGAGCCTATGCTCTCTGATCCATCATCCCTAGCACAAGCCGCAAAGCAGTTTACAGCGGAGCCTGTAGTAGCAATCACTACTCAGGCACCGTCTGATACTGAGGTCGCCCTTCCCGGAGGATTTATTAACCGGGAAGGCGCCTTAGTTAAGTACGCAGAAGTACGTGAACTAAACGGTGCAGACGAGGAAGCAATTGCTCGTTCTGGAAGTACTGGACGTGCCCTTAACACGATGCTACAACGAGGACTTGTAAGCCTTGGTATGGAGTCAACATCTAAAGAAGATTTAGATACGTTGCTTTCAGGAGACCGAGACGCGATCCTTATTGGAGTTCGTAAAGCAACGTTTGGTAAAAACATTGAGTTTTCTGGGTCATGCCCGACTTGCTCAGCAGAACAGTCCATTATTTTGGACTTAGATAACGATATTCCAGTTAAGACTTTGGAAGATCCTGTAGAAGATCGACTATGGGAGTACCAGTCAAAACTTGGAACTGTAATTGTTGGTCTACCAACTGGTCTTACACAACGAAGACTGCTTGAGAATTCCGACAAAACAGCAGCAGAATTGAATACAATTTTACTGTCTGGGTGCATAGCATCTATTGGTGGAAGCCCTTCTATGGGAGCAACATCAGTGCTAAAGCTCAGCTGGAAAGATCGTGAAATACTCGTGCAACAAATTCTAGAACGTAACCCAGGCCCACGCCTTGGGGAGGTGAAGAAGGCTTGCGAGGCATGCGGCGAGGATATTCCTATGCCGTTGACCTTAGCAGCGTTGTTTCGAGTATAAAGACGAGGACTACGTAAATCTTTTGGACCAATTTGAAGCACTAACTCGGCACTTTACTGGATGGACTTTGACGGATATCCGATCATTGTCATTTCGTGAACGCAAAAATTGGATCGAAAGATCTGGACGTAGGAGATAACTGTGGCTAAAGATACTGGATCAGCAATGGGTGTCGGTGGTGGCGGCGGAATTTTTAGCCGTAAGACCGAACTCGTTGCTGACCTGACGTCTGCATTTAAAACCCTCAATGCGGAACTAGAAAAAACTAAAAAGCTCTCAGAAGAAATCTCTAAGAATTTAAAGGGAGCATTTCCCGGTGGTGGCTCTGGAAATCTTTTAGGTTCAAGTTTTGGACAATCTACTGGAACCAACACAGCTGAAGAAAACGACGGAAGTAAGAGCGGTGGAGGCGGTCCAAGCCTAGGATTAAAGATCCTTCAAGGCGCTCTAAAAGTCGGCGGCATGGCTATGCAAGCGATGCCAACTGTTCAGCAATCTTTTGAACAAGACTTACTGCGCTCGCGTTTTGGTTTCTATGGTGGAGCAAACGCCAATGCTACACAGTTACAGATGGCACGTCAGGGAACAACTACTGACCCTCTAGACGCTGCTCGCGCCTCTATGATTGGCGCTACCCAAGGCTTAATGCCGGGACTTAAAAACTTTAGCTCTATTGCACAAAGTGCTGCAACCATTTCTAACCTTATGCCAGGAGTCGGTGTATCTGGCGGTATGCAAGCGATGGCCGCACTTAACCAAGGTCGAAACGTAAACATGCTCCGCATGATTGGCGTTAACGTTCGAGGATCTGACGGACTACAACGTAGTTTTGAAGACATCGCTAACGACCTTTGGAAAAATATTAATAGCCAAAAGAGTGGCTCAAGCAAGATTACTAAGCAAGACTTGTCTCTTTCTTTACAACCAGGTAATGCTCTTGCTTCTATGATGGATCAGTACTTTGGTAATGACCCCGTTCTTCGCCAAGGTGTTATTTCTGCTCTTTACCAGAAGGCTGGTGGAGGGTCATTTACAAAAGAATCGTTAGACAAATCTGGGGCAACTACTAGCGCTGTTACCTCTATGAGCGACAGAAATGCCGCATCTCTTAACGCAATTCAAGCAGTTGCTCCAGCAACCCTTAAAGGTTTTGAAAAAGCCAACGAACTATTGGCTACTGCAAGTAATAAAGTTGCTGATCTTGCTAGAGATGCTGGAATTATGGGAGACGCTTTCCGTAAAGTTCTTGAATCAAAAGGCTTCTTAGACACCATTGCAACTTCTGGAAATGGAGCAGGAGCAACTGGTCTTGGTATGGCTGGAGGATTGCTTGGAAGTTTTGCTGGAAGTTTATTTGGTGGAAAAGCTTTTGGAAAACTAGGTACTGGCGTTAAGTCTGTTGGAAAATCCGTATGGGGTGGGCTTAAGAAATTTGGCGGAAGATTTCTTAGCGGCGCTGCTGTGTACGGCGGAATGGAAGTTTTACAAAACTATTTAAATAAAGCGGATGTACCAGACTGGTTGCGTACTGGCGGTAACGTTGCTTTTGACACTTTACAAGGCGGGTTAACGACACTTGCTGCGACTAAAAACCCATACGCTGCAATTGCTGGATCGGTAGCTGGCGGAGCGGCATCTATCATGAATCCTTATGGCGAGGGCGGAGGAAGCGATGATGTTGCGGAGGCCTCTCTTGGAATGGTTTACCCTCTTTCTGGAAAGCCTCCAATTACAAGTGAGTTTGGAAAGATCCGTCACCTTACATTTAACAACGGTCAGAAGAGCCCTTCTTACGGAAAACCTCACGGAGGTGTTGACTACGGTGTTCCAGAAGGAACTCCTGTATACGCGGTTACTGACGGAGTAGTAGAGCCTACTGGGTATGACGCACCTGGTTTTGGAAATTACATTAAAACATCAAACTCAGATGGCGCTGAAAACTTCTTTGGTCACCTAAGCCGTAAATTAGTTGAAGGTGGCACTAGGGTTAAGGCTGGAGATCTTGTTGGTTACAGCGGTAACTCTGGCTCATCTACTGGTCCACACCTGCACTTTGAAGTTCGCAAGGGTGGAAACAAGTTAGATCCTATGTCGTATCTATCTGGAGCAAACGCCAATACTTTAACTGGAGGCGCGGTTCCTTCTAGCGGTGACAGTTTGACTTTAAAAAAAGGCGCTGGAAATTTAATTTTGCAACCTATGGGCGGAGAAGGTCCTACATCTGCTACTTCGTATGGAATGTTTAACAAAAGCCACAGCGAAGCTCAGACTATTAACTACGGTGGAGTTACAATTACATTTAATATGCCAGAGAACTCTGCATCTGATGTAAAAGCAATTGCTAACGAAGTTCGTCGTGTTTTGTCAGATGATAATATTCGTGAAAAGGCGGTAAACCGATAATGTCTCAGAACATCGTAACCAGTAGCCCGGACTCTGCTCGCGCAGCAGCAGCGGCCTCTGAAAGAGAACGAGCACGAATTGCTAGAATTCCGGGAGAGACCGAACGCTTAAAGCGCGGAGCGGCTGCTAGAGCTAAAAAAGAAGCAGAAGCACAAAAGGCTGCTGCTAAAGCGGCGGCGGCTCTTAAGAAGAAGCCTAAGGTAGATGCTGATAAGCAACCTCCTACAGAACCTTTAAACTACCGCTGGAACCTTCCACCACACAAGTGGAGTTTGCCAGTTCGTGCGATAGATATGCACCCAGATGTGTATGTCGATCCGTTGAACCCTAAGTTGGGTACGGTAGATGAAAGATACCGACGCGGTCGTCTATGGTGGTATGCAAACACCAAAAACAGTTACGCAAGTAACGTTAAGGGTAATCCAAAAAATCAGATCGATGGAGATGACCGAAAGTACGGATTCCAGTTCTTATGGAACCCAGAAACGTTTTCTACATCTGTTTCTTTAAACACAGAAGTTACTCCTACACCAGCGGATCGTTTCGTAGGTGTAGCTGGAGCCTTCCCTAGCGGAGAAACCATCAGTTTTACAATCAGAGTTGATAGAACAAACGACTTTACTTGTTTACGAAACTTGCTTAAAAAAGACTACGCGTCTTCTTTGAACCTTATTTCTCCAGCATCTTTAGCGGTTGCTGGAAGTTCAGGTTCAGTAAACACAACTACTCTTGCAGGTATCTTGGCTGCTTCAACAGAGGGTCCAGCAATCGATCAAATGGCGCAGTATTACTCTACTGGGTTCTCTTTAGTTCCCGGTGAAAGTATGCGAGATAAGATCAGAGAACTTTTAGAACTAGGCACTCTGGCTGATATTGAATACATCTACAAAGCGGTAAACGGACCTAACTGGAAGAGCATCAGTGGAAGAAACACTTCTGATATTGGTTATTTGTCTGCAACGCTTCTTCGAGTAGACATTGGTCCATCTTCATACATTGGGTACATTAACGGATTGACTGTTAATCACTTAGCTTTTAGCCAAGATATGACCCCATTCCGCACAGACGTTCAGATCTCAATGAACTTGATGGCATCTGCGGGTATTGCAAGCGACGGTACAGCGGCTCCAGTAGCCCCAACTAAGTAGGAGAACCATGGGAATCTTTCAAGGATCTAGATACGAATACTCTGTTGTTGACTTCGTTTCTACCTCACAGGATGCTGATGCAAACGCTGTTGTGTTTTACAGTTTTGACGAATTAGGAACTTTTTCTTACCTAGAGCACACCTACATCGAGGGAGAAAGACTAGATAGCATCGCTCAGCGATACTACGACCGCCCTGACATGTGGTGGACAATTCTTGACCACAATCCTGATATCTCTGACCCAGACAATATACGGCCAGGACAGGTGTTGAGGATACCAAATGTATAACTTTGTAAGTGTTGAGTTTCCAAACGCAGACGAAGAACTTGTGCAAGTTCTAGAGATGAACTTTTGGCAGTCTAGATACAAGCACGATTTTGCAACATTCAAGTTTCGTGACTGGAACCCTGCCTACAACAACGTTCGTCCGGGAACTCCTATGCGGTTCACCCTTCAGGGCGATAACAATGTAGAGACTTTTAGTGGGTACGTGCACCACATTAAGCCTAACCTCACTCCTGGAAAAAACTATGTAGAAGTTCACTTTATTGGAGCATCGTACTACTTAAAGCAGACTTCTCAAACAACCTATAAAAATCGAACTGCTTCTGAAATTGTTATTGAAATTGCAAAACGCAACAACTTTGCATACCGAGTAGCCCCGCACCCACGCGTATATCCTCAAATATCTCAAGCTGGGCTTACCGACATGGAAATGATTAACAAGTTGGCTAAGCAGTGCGGGTACTCTGCTAGATTTAAAAACGCTGAGATTCACTTTCAGCCAATGCTTAAAGTGTACGAAGAAGGAAGAGAAAACGCTCAAATCTTGACCCTTAGAGACGCAGACGACCCAGCGGGAAGCACCCTGTACTCGTTCAACCCTTTAATTGGTGAAAGCTTGGAGCACGATGGGGAATACAAGTCTGCAACTGCTGTATCTGGCGTGGACGCTTACACAGGTAAAGTTATTCAAGTGACTAACCAATTGCGCCCAAAAACAACAAAGACACGATCTGAACCAGAATTTTTTGATAGATTTTCTAGCGCAACTGTCGCAAACGATTACAGTGTTGCTAAAAGTGAATCTGAGTCGTCTGATCAACGTAATAGATTTCCTTACCGTGCTAAGGCAGAGGCGTTAGGCGACCCAGGGCTTCATCCCGATGTTCCTGTTTTTATCGACGGAGTGAACGAGGACTACTCAGGTTTTTGGGTCATCTTAGAAGCCGAACACAAACTAACATCAACTGGCTACACACAGTTCATGTACACAACAGAGTTAACTCTAGGAACAGACTCATTGGGCAGTGCAGTTGCTGGTGCCGATAATAAAGTGGTTAGAGTGCCAAACTCTCGCGCTAAACGAAAGATTATTCCTAACGTACGACAGACCAACAAAAAGCCAAAGACCACTTTAAAAACTGGCTCACTTTCTCCAACTAAAAACGCTCAAGTAGGTTTTGGAAACATTAAGAACAGAACAAAACCAAAAACAGCAAACCAAGTCATTATTGCTAAGAAGTGGGTTAGCCCTTCGGGTAACTTGACCAACATCACCAAAACTAAAACAAGGCCTCAAACTGTCGTTAAAAAGTTAAGGAGTAAAGGTGTACTCTGAAAACAAATTTTATGGCATGTACCGAGCAGTTGTAGCGGATGCAAACGATCCTGAGAACTTGGGTCGCGTTACCCTGATTGTTCCTCAGGTTCTTGGTCAATCTGTGACTAACTGGGCATGGCCAGTAGGCGGAGCTATTAGCCAGACGAAATACCCTTACGGGTCTTTCTCCACATCTGGTACTCAAGCGCTTGGCGTAAATACGGCAACTAAAATAACTGGGTTTGCTGAAGATGACACTAACAGAATGTACTTATCTAATAACAGAATCTACGTTCAAGAAACGGGCGACTATTTTCTACAGTTCTCGGCTGTAATTGTAAAAAGCAACTCAAGTGCTGGTACAGCGGACATATGGATTAGAAAAAATGGTGTCAATATTCCAAAGACTGGTACAAGAATAACCGTTTCTGGTCAAGGCGCTGAAGTAGTTATGACTGCTGGTTTGATCTTGGATTTAAAAGTAGGAGAGTACATAGAGTTCTACGGCTCTGCTAGTGCTACTAACATCTCTGTGACTTCTTACGCCGCCAATACTGGGCCTGCTATTCCGGGAGTGATTGCATCTATAAACCTAGTTGGAAAATGGAAACCCCAGCCGAATACTCCGGTATGGGCAATGTTTGAGGGCGGGGATCCAAACTTCCCGCTTTGGATTGGAGCGTCATAATGGGTTCAGTAATTTCCTTGCCGTTTTCTTTCACCGTCTCTGGTGGGGTAAACACAACTAACTTGGTCTCTAAGACATGGTCAGATCGTGTCCTTGGAGTCATCTTCACACTACCTAGTGAACGCGTGATGCGCCCTAACTTTGGAAGCCTTGCAAAGTCTTCCGTGTTCGAGCCAGAGGGCGCTGTAGGTGAGTACGTACGTCGAGCTGTAACTTCGGCTTTTAACCAGTACTTGCCAGAACTATCCCTACTATCTGTAAAAGTAGTCAAGGAGTATGGGGAGTTAGGTGACGAAGGTTTCGTTATTTATGTAGACTATCTATTACCTAATAAACAAAAAGACAGCGTAACCGCAAAAATTGGCTCGTTTACTCGAGCTGGTGAACTCATTCAGGAGATCCAGTAATGGCTAACTTTATTCCGCAAGTTGACTACACATCTCGTGATTACGCGTCTATCAGAGAAGACCTACTCAACCTTATTCCGCTGTATGCTCCTGAGTGGACTAGCCGTGACTCGGCTGACTTTGGCATTATCTTGCTTGAGATGTTTTCCTATATGGGAGACCTCCTCAACTACTACATCGACCGAGCAGCAAACGAGTCGTTTCTTACTACCGCAAGCCAGCGTGAAAGCGTATTGCGAATCGCTAACATTTTGGGCTACACCCCAACAGATAGCGTTCCAGCCACAGCTACTTTAACCTTCTCAAACTCTACTGGCTCGGCAATTATTGTCCCAGCCCTTACTCAGGTTGCAAGCACCACTGTTGTAAACGGCGCTAATACCCAGATCATTTTTGAAACAGACGCCGTCCTATCTGTGCCTGCGGCTGTCGGAGCAACACCTGGCCAAGCAGACGTGTTGGCTACTGAAGGCGTTACGATTATTGAAGAAGTAGTTGGCAACTCAGATGGAACTTCAGATCAAGAGTTTGTACTCCTAAACGGTCCAGTTATTAGCAACAGCATCAGCGTTACAGTAAATGACACTGTGTACAACGCAGTCCCTTACATTATCGACGCTGCGGGAACTGACCCAGTTTTCTATAGTAAAACTGACGCAGATGAAGTTACATCTATTGTGTTTGGTGACGCGGTAAGTGGTCGCATTCCGCCTGCAAACTCGCAGATCCTTGTTACATACCGAATTGGTGGAGGAACTCAGGGTAACGTAAACGCCAACACCATCACTAATATTCTTACAAACTACTCGGCTGGTCTAAGTGTAAACAACACAGAAGCAGCAAGTGGTGGAGCCGATCTAGAGTCAACAGATTCAATCCGTATCAACGCTCCTTCAAGTATTCGCGCTGTAAACCGTGCTGTATCACTACGTGACTACGGTGATTTAGCTGTTCAAGTAACTGGAGTAGCAAAAGCAATTGCTACCTCTGAAGTTTACACAAGCGTAAACCTTTACATCGCTCCTTACGGAGACCCTGGTGCGGACGGTAGCGGAACTCTTACTCCTGTGTTTAACCAGTTATCAAACAGACTTGGTCAGTTTTTTATTGATAAAACACCTCCTAACGTAACCTTAACTTTGTTCCCCCCAACTTTTGTTGGTGTCAATATCACTGCAACTATTCAAGCGCTACCTCAATACAAGCAAAGTGTTGTAAAGAGAAACGCTGAAACAGCGCTCGCAGAGATTTTAGCGTTTGACAACGTGAACTTTGCTGATCGTATTTCTCTTCACTACGTTATCGAAGCGTTAGCTGGAGCCTCTGGTGTCTCATACTCAAATGTGACTCTACTGGCTAGAGAAGATGAATCTCAAACTGGCACAGATGACGCTGTGTTTTTAGTAAATGAAATTCCATCGGCAGGAACTATAACAATCACTGTCAATGGCGGAATTGCGGACTAGGAGAAGAAAATGCCAGCAAGTTATCCATTAAGCATCAGACCTTTTACAACAAAGGTAAACGTACTAGACATTGTAGATGCGGCTGACCCTAACTCCTTACAGGAAGAAGTAGTCGCGCTAGAGACAACCATTGGCTTAAACCCAGCGTTGTCTACAACACCGTCTTCTTCTAATACGTTTGCTAACTCAACACAGTTCTCAACAATTGTTCAGCGTCTAGCTAATATTGAAACAGGTATCGTTGCAGATACTCACACCCAGTACATTAAGAGAACTGGTAATGAGATCCTTACTAACGCCACAGCCTCTAACGTTGCGTTTACCGTAAAGGGCGCTTCGTCGCAGTCTGCAAACTTGCAAAACTGGACAAACAGTAGCAACACAGTTTTAGCAAGCGTTTCTTCTGCTGGAGTTATTTCTGCTCCAAACGGACTATCTGCACCGCAATTAGATCAGTTAGCCATCCTTTCTATCTTTGGTTCATAATCTATGTCACGTTACGGTATTGATTACTACGGCGTAGGTTCGTACGGCGCTGGGTCTGTTGCGTTTGTTGAGTTTGACGCATCTCCCTTTGAAGCGCGGTCCGTTGGTTACCAAAGAATCGAGTTGACTTGGACACCTCCAACTGGTGACTGGTCTCGTATTCGTTTGGTTCGCAATACGTACGGGTTCCCACTTTCCGTAGATGATGGAACTATCATTTCAGATGAACCAAAGAACTTTTCTACTGGCTACTACATCGACGAGGGAACTGTTCCAGCAGGAATTGGTCTTAAGCCAGCCTCTGGATACCACTACAGCCTTTTTGTTCTCAGTACACAGACTGGAACGTGGATCAAAGCTGGAGATGCTGTTGGAATCTCGTCTAAGGACTTCAACTCATTGGCTCGTATGTCTGATGCACTACCTACTGTCTATAAGACAAGCAACCTGTCTGCTGTAACTGACAACTCTGAAAACCCTGCCCTACAAAAGTTTTTACAAATATTTGCAGTTGAGTACGACCAGTACAAGACGAGTGCAAATTTGCTTTTAAACACATATGACACATCTGTGTCGTACGCTCCAATTATTCCAGTAATGATGCAGCAGTTTGGTATTGCTTACGAACCAGAACTTGGTCTACAGCAATCTAGAATTCTGCTCCGTAATGCGGTGTATATAAATAAGTCAAAGGGAAGTCTTGAAGGACTGAAGAACTTTATTAAAGCCTTTACTGGTTACGATGAATCAACTGCAATGGGTAAGAACCTAATGCTTGACTACAACGACTCATCTTTTGAGCAATCTGTTGGTCGATGGGCAGTTGTGGCTGGAACTGGAACGCTAGCGGTTGCGCCAGCATCTGAAGTGCTAGCCTACTCAGAACCTACACTGACCGACTTTCCAAATAAAATTTCGGGCTCACTTAAGATTACAAAAACAACAACTACTGGCGCTATAGAAATTGCTTGTGGAGAGTCTGCCCCTAAAACCAGAGGTATCCCTGTAAAAGAAGGTTTCTCTTACACGTTCTCAGTACGATCACGTGCAAAAACAAATGCTCGCGTAGTAACAGTAGACATTATTTGGTACGACCGAAACGGTGAAGAGCTGTCACGTGCTGGTGAAGGTTTTGCTACTAACAACGCAACTAACTGGAACACGCGAGTATCTTCAACAAGCGTTGCCCCTGTTAATGCGTACTTTGCTGTTCCGTACATTCGAGTAGACGCTGTTCCAGCGAATGAGATTCATTACATGGATGCAGCGCAACTTGAGCAAAGTTCAGAAGGTCCGACTTCTTTTGAAGAAGCCCGCGATGTGAAGATTACATTGAAGGCAAGCCGTGTTAACGAGTTTAAAAACCCTAGCTTTGAAGTGAACACAACTTACTGGTCTATTGATAACGCAACAATGACCCGTGACCTTCTTATCAAAGACGAGGCTAACAACAGTGATGTGTCTCTAAAGATTGAAGCCGACTCTACTGACGAAGTTGTTCTTTCATACACAGATCTTGCGCCAGTGCTTCCCGGTTTTTGGTACAGCGCTAGCGGATATGTAAGAACAGCATTTACTGGAGATCGATCTGAAGACTTGTTGGGTGGCTGGGGTATAGACTGGTATGACGCTAACGAGTCTTTTATTAGTAACACAGAATCTGCTGCTAAAAACTTAACTGAGTTCTACTCGGTAACAGATTACTACCGCACTGACGGAGTTTTAACGGTATCAACAACTGAAACAACAAGCCTTGTTGTAGGTCAACAGGTTCGTCTTCTTGGTTTTACTGATGTAACTCTAGATGGAGATTACGAAGTAGTTGTTGTTTCTGGAAGATACTTTCAAGTTTCATCTCCGGGAGCAAACATAAATTTAACTCCGGGAACTATTAATACTTTTGTACAGGACTTAAAGTTAGACTTCACTCGAATCTCTTACTCTGTCTTGTCACCAGCAACCGCTGCGTACGGTAAGCCTTATTTCTTTTGGAATAACCCAGCCGTAGGTCAGACAATGCACATAGACTCAACTATGTTTGAGCGAGCGACTATCGCTAAACCATACTTTGATGGAAGCACTGGGTTCTCGTCAGCAAACGACTTGATTTGGGAAGGCGCTGTACACGACAGCCGATCCCACTACTACAAGAACCGTGTTGCCACTCAGTTACGCTTAATTGACCAACTTCCTAACTTTTTAACGGTAGGCACGACCTTCTCGGTGTTCTTGGCTCAACCCGGTTTGTAGCCCATCTAGAAACCTGTGTAGTATCCCCCGCCTAGGAGGATTCACATGGGATCAAGATTTGTAGTTGTAGCAGGTAACGGGGAAACAACCCGAGTCAACGTAGAAGCTTTGCTTGAAGATTATTATCGTGGCAAAGGTAAAGACGTTGTTTTAGTTTTACCTTTCAACGATAGACCAAGCCAAGGTCAGATATGGGCACATCAGGTATCTAGCGAGTTAGAGATACCGACCACGGTTATATGCCCTGCCAACTCTGTTGTTATGAGCCTTGGTAGTTCAAGTGTCCATAATGCGGAAGACCCTGTCCAAGCAACGGTTGAAATGATCAAGGGCGAGGACGCGGTAGGGCTTTTGCTATGGAATCCTTCTGACCCAGCATCGATGGTGGTTCAAGCAGCCTTTAAAGAGGCTGGCGTGCCCTGCTACGACCTTTGCATAGGTCTGTTCGAGGTATCAGCTGGAAATCCAGTCAGCGAGTCCCAGGAGGTCGTTACAGCCGAAATCTCAGAATCTGAGACTAAGGTAAAGGCTAAGGAACCTGAGGTAAAGGCTAACGTTAACGACCTTACGGAGTTAATCACTAAGAAAGTCCTTGAAGCCCTTAAAGAGGCAGGGCTTGCGTGATTGACCTGTCCCCAAAAGCGTATGGGTTCTTACTAGCGATCCATCAACACAACTTGAACATATCGGCTGAGTCCATGATGTTTAGGTTTAATGTGGGTAGGCGCTCAGCGCTGAGTGGGCTAAAAGAGTTACGAGACAAGGGCTATATTAGAACTGGACCGCAGCGTATCGGCAATAAAATTATGACCGTTTCTGTCCTCACTGAAAAAGCGAATCGGGCGTTTTTTGGAAGTGTGGGCGCACAAGTTGTGGAGTCACATAACGTGACCCCTGTTACCAGTAATGAGCATATAAGCAGAATTACTAATTCTACTGTTATAAGTAAAAATCCTTCCTTGACGAAGTCAAGGGATGAATACGAAGTTATGAATATCGAGGTGAGTGAAATGTCATGGGGCGGAATCTTCGAATCTGTATCAGGACCTGATGATGAGATAGCGGCAGAGATCCAGAAGGCTAGGGATAAGCGCAAGGCTGACAACAAGGCTGCTGCCGATGATCGGAAGAAAAAGTACAAAGAGGCTAAGACGGTTCTAGACTACGGTCGCAAGCAGGGTCGAGCTGGAACTCCGCGTAACGAGTGGAGCGTACGTGACGTTTGCTACGAGTTTGCTAGTCGACTTCTTGAGCATTTTCACATTGCTCCGTGGGAAGTTACCCAGAGCCAGTTCTCTGGCGCTCTAGCAGGGGCTAGAACTAGGCTGGATACCGATGGCGAGATTGAAGTTAGAGCCATGGAGATTTTCTTTTCTCAAATAAATATTAAAGAGTACAAAGACGCTGAAATTCTTTGGAGGTTGTATGTTAGTCGCTTACCTGGTTTAGTTGGTCAGGCAAAGATGACTATGCCTACAGAAAAAGCAAAGGAAACAGCAAAGAAGGCAAGAGACAAAGCACGTCGTGAATTAAGGGGAGAATAATGTTTAAGCCAGATGATTTAAAGTTACGTCGCAAGACTTGGATTAAGGCTGCTGGTTTGCCTAAACATCTTCAAGGTTGGGAGTTTAACGACTGCACCGCCGTACCTTCTGATGTTATTGAGGACATACAAGGTTGGCTTACAAAGGTCAAAGACAACAAGATCATTAACGCTATCGGCGAGCGCTCTTGCGGAAAAGGTATGGCGTTCTATGGGTCACCGGGACACGGAAAGACGACTCTTGCCTCAGCCATAATTCAAGAGGCTATTAGAACTTTCTCACTAGATGTTTTTCCTTTGAACGATGTTCGCCCTTGTTATTTCATCACCTATGCAGGTCTTTTAGATCTTAAGGGAGAGATGATGGACGACTCTGTGGAAGAGTCCCGCGAAACTTTGTACGATGGAATTATGGGCGCTTGTTCTGACGAGCATCGAAATGTAAAGATTCTTGTTATCGATGATGTTGGACGAGAGCATAACAACGCCTCTGCTTGGAACAAAAGCATGCTTCACCATGTTTTGAGGACTAGGTTTAACAACGGTCTTCCAACCATCGTTACTTCCAATATTTTGCTAGATAACTGGCCTGACTGGTACGGTGAGGCAACTGGAAGTTTTGCACACGAAGCTTTTTACAATATTGACCTAGAATCTACGGAAGGGGACTTACGACAATGATGGAGTCATCAGTGGAGCACAAGAGATTGATACAGGTTTTTCTAAGCCCAACAGCTACACCTGGTCCAAATATCTTTGAAGTTAGTTCAAGCGCGGACGGTGATTTGTATTGCACTTGTTCTGGGTACAAAGGACGAACTACTTGCAAGCACACTCGTTTTGTAAAAGCACGTATTGACTCTAATAACGGTAACTACCCTCTAGAGGTTTCTAAGGCTGCTACGGAAGAAGACACCGAAAAAGCAAAAGAGTCTCCAGAAGCCTTTAGACAATTTGTAATTAGATTTGCAAAGATCGAAGTATTTTAAAATGCGAAACGGGGATATCAGCAACGACATACCGCAACGAATAATTGTTACGGATGATGTCTTTATTCTTTTAGAGACCGAGGAGCTTCCTAAGAAGTACAAGGTAATTAAAAGAACTAGAAAAAAAGTATCTTTTAAAAAAGAAGTTCTTAGCCAACTTTACTTGTGGGCTATGAGAACTCCTTACACAATTGAACTTGCGTCTTTTAACTTGAACCAAGAAGAATTGCAAAAAGTTATGGACACGCTAGACGAGTACGGAACCAATCCGTTTAGGTATTGCGTTTCTTACACGACTATCGAAGACTTAATTAATCAGCTACCATATCGCCCTGAATTAATTGGGGTTATTGATAGACCTGATCGAATGTTACGTTACGGGCACTGGGGAATGGATATGACACGACTATGAACAACGAGAAGAGATTACTAAGCAAGGCTCTTTTAGAAAGAGACCTAACCCCTTTATTTGACCGTAACGTAAATCAGTCTTGGTTCTCAGATGAGAACGACAAGAAGATTTGGGTTTACATCAGAGAGCACTACGCACGCTACGGCGAGTGTCCAAGCCTTGACGTTGTAAAAGACAACTATCCTTCGTATGAGGTTGTGCCAGTAAATGACTCGATTGATTATCTACTGGATTCTTTGTCAGCTGCTCGTCGTAAGATTTACACAGCCAACATTCTTAGAGATGCAATTGAGAAGATTGATCGTGAGCAAGACCACGAAGGTGCACTACAGGTTCTTCAAGCGGGTGTCCTTAAGATGGACGAGGCTGGCTTCAGCGAAACCAACGACATCGATATTACAGAAGACAAAGAACTTGACCGCCGTTGGGATAGGTATCAACAGCGCAAGTTAATCCCAGACGGATTGCTTGGTTACCCAACAGGTTTTCCAACTATTGATAAAGTCACTAACGGACTTCAAGATGAGCAGTTGATTGTTATTACCGCTACACCTAAGACAGGTAAATCAACCGTTGCCATGCAGGTTGCGATTAACATCCATACTCATTCTGAGGTTATGCCGATGTTCTATTCATTTGAGATGAGTAATCGTGAGCAAGAAGATCGTTATGACTCTATGCGTGCCCGCATCTCTCATCAGCGTTTGATTACAGGAACCTTGAGACCTGATGAAGAAGGTCGCTACAAGACACTTGTTACTGACAAGATGCGAGAGGACGCGGAAAAGTTTTGGCTTGTTGACTCTTCTTCTGGATCAACACTAAGCGGAGTAACTGCTAAGTTGCAGTTGCACCGCCCAAGTATTTTGTTTATCGATGGTATGTACCTTATGACAGATGAGCAGACTGGTGAGCAGAACACTCCTCAGGCTCTTACTAACTTAACTCGTGGTTTCAAGCGATTGGCTCAGACCTTTAAGATTCCTATTGTTATTACAACTCAGTCTTTAGATTGGAAGAAGGGTAAGGGCGGTCGACTTACAGCAAACTCTATTGGTTACTCATCATCATTCTTTCAGGATGCTGACGTTTTGTTTGGTCTTGAAAAGCCAGAAGAAAGTGATGACCAAACTCGTATTCTTAGCGTTCTTGCTAGCCGTAACTCAGGACCTGGTTCTACATTCCTTACATGGGCATGGGATGAAGGAACGTTCCGCGAAATGACAGGTGAGCTTGACGCATGACCGTAGAAGAGATGGAAGACTTTCTTAAAGGTCTTGGTGTTGAAACCTACGGAGCACGTGGGTCAGAGGTAAAGGGATTATGCCCCGGTCACTTTGATAGAACTGGAAAAGAAGACCACAATCCGTCTTGGTCAATTAATGCTGACACAGGGGCGCATAACTGTTTCTCTTGCGGGTTTCGTGGAGGATTGCAGTACCTTGTTTCATACGTCAATGGTATTCCTATGGAAGAAGCTGACGAGTGGGTCAAGACAACTACTAGCGATCTATCAATGCGTTTAGAGCGAGCACTAAATCCGAAGCCAAAGACTGAAGCGATATCAGTTGACATCACCGAGGCTAACTTGGCGGCTTATGTCGCACCGCCAGTAGAACTATTACGTAGTCGTGGAATAACACCAGCCGCCGCAGAACTGTACGGAATTTTGTACGATGCTCGTAAGGAGTGTTGGATCCTTCCAATCCGCGACCTATCTGGAAAGTTACTGGGTTGGCAGGAGAAGGGCGCTAAGGGCAGATACTTTAGAAACTACCCCGCTGGGATTCAAAAGAGCCACTCTTTGTTTGGGTACCAGCAGTACACGGGCGGGCCAATGGTAGTAGTCGAATCCCCGCTAGACGTGGCTCGTATGGCTTCTGTAGGGCTTCTAGGTGGCGTTTCTACTTACGGCACAGCAGTGTCTAAAGACCAGATGAGCGCAATTAAAGGCGCTGAGCGGGTTATCGTGGCGATGGACAACGATGAGGCTGGGCGCCAAGCCGCTCAAGACTTTCTTAAGAAGTCCGTAGATATGTGGTTTGAGTGCTGGTTCTTCGACTATGCCTCTAGCGGTATCAAGGATATTGGCGGAATGAGTAAGGCTGAGATAGTCTACGGAATTGAAAACGCTAAGCACGCACTACATGGGGAGAAGGCACTGTCATGATCATTGGTCTTTCAGGTTACGCACAGTCTGGAAAAGACACTGTAGCTAACATTCTTGTTGAGAAGCACGGGTACAGAAGAATTGCATTTGCTGACCCAATTCGTAAGTTACTTTACGAGATGGACCCACTAATCCCTAAGGGTTACGGCGATAGCATTATTAATTACCGACTTCAAGATTTAGTAGACTCCTACGGCTGGGACAAAGTAAAAGTAGATTTTCCAGAAGTTAGACGCCTTCTTCAAGAACTAGGAGTTGGCGCTAGAAAATTATTTGGAGACACCTTTTGGATTAACGAAGCCTTATCTGATGTAGCACCGCAAGATAAAGTAGTTGTCTCTGATGTTCGTTTTGAGAACGAGGCTATTTGGATTCAAGAGTTCAAGGGTAAGATTTGGCGCATTAAACGAATTGGAACGGATGCCGTTAACGATCACGTTTCTGAATCTGAAATGGACGGGTACCCAGTAGATCAGATCTTTGTTAACAATGGAACTTTAGAAGACCTAGAGGTTTTGGTCTCAACAAGAATGATGTCATACGCATGATGTGGTCTTGGGTACTAGCGACAATAGGCGTACTAGGCATTTACTTTGTCGGTAGAAAAACAATATGGGGCTGGCTAGTTCTTTTGGCTAACGAGGTCATTTGGATTGCCTACGCTCTAACCACTAAACAATACGGGTTTATAGTTTCTGCCGTTGCTTACGCTATCGTCTACATTCGGTCGTTCGTACACTGGAGGAGAGACGCTTGACTTTCAAAGGGACGCTACTACCCTACCAACCTGAGGCGGTTGAAAAAATGATTGATCGCCACAAGGTTTTAGTGGCATACGATTTAGGGCTCGGGAAGACAGTACTAACGATTGCAGCGCTCGAACAGCTGATGGACAGCGGTTCAATCCGGGAGCCCGGAATGGTTATCTGTCTTTCCAGCCTTAAGTACCAGTGGGCTAATCAAATTGAAAAGTTTACAGAAGGTACTTCTAAAGCATTAGTTATTGATGGAACACCTAAGCAAAGACTTAAGCAATATGAAGACGCGTACAACTGGCGAGAGACAGGTGTTGATTACGTAGTGATGAACTACGAACAGATTGTCAACGATTGGGATTTAGTAAAGAAACTACCTAGAGGTTTTATAGTTTGCGACGAAGCCACAGCAATTAAATCTTTTAAGTCTAAAAGATCTAAGGCAGTTAAGAAGATGGCAAACGCTCCTTTTAAGTTTGCTTTAACTGGAACACCTATTGAAAACGGTAAACCAGAAGAGTTGTTTAGCATCATGCAGTTTGTAGACGACTCCGTACTAGGAAGGTTTGACATCTTTGACTCAGCATTTATTGTTCGTAATAATTGGGGTGGAGTCCAGCGTTATAGGAATCTTCCTACTCTACACGAGCGTCTTAAGGAATCAAGTGTCCGAAAGTCGCAAAAAGATCCTGATGTTGCGCCGCACTTACCAGATTCCATACATAATGAACCGTTACTTATCACGCTCGATAGACGAAGCGCCAAGCTATATGAACGAATTAGAACAGACCTCCTAAATGATTTAGCGGAAGCAACCGCATTGTTTGGTGCAAACTTCAATGTCTTTGCACATTACGGGGTACAAAATGGTGGAGGAAGCCAAGAAGAAAACCAATGGCGTGGAAAGATTATGTCTAAGGTTGGTTGTTTAAAGATGCTTTGTTCACATCCTGACCTACTACGCACCAGTGCGCTTAAGTACAACTCTACTGGCGGGGAAGGCTCTGCCTATGCAAATGAGTTAGTCGAGGCTGGGTATTTAGAGGGTGTTGATCAATCTCCAAAATTAAACGCCCTAGTTCAATATGTAAAAGAGTTTTTAGACCAAGCTGAAGAGAACAAAGTTGTTATATTTGCTACCTATGTAGACATGACAGACAAGCTCGCGGAAGCCCTGATCCAGTACGGTTGTAGAACTTACACAGGTCGCCTTGACGCCAAGACCAAAGAGGAGAATAAAATTGCTCTTAACACTGACCCTAGTGTTCGTGTCCTTGTTTCTTCAGATGCTGGCGGTTATGGCGTTGATCTTCCTGCCGCTAACCTCCTCGTCAACTACGACCTACCGTGGTCATCGGGAGGCGCTACACAGCGAAACGGACGAATCATGCGAGCGTCCTCAAAGTGGCCGTCTATAGTCATCCAAGACTTCCTAGTAGCAGGATCTATTGAAGTCCGACAGCACGAGATGCTTCAGCATAAAAACGCCGTAGCAAGCGCTGTAATCGACGGTGAGGGCATAAATGAGGCTGGAGGGATAGATTTCAGCATAAGTAGCCTAAACCAGTTCTTGATGCTTAAATCCGTGTAAACTTGATGGATGCCTAACGCACCTAAGACCCCTACGCGTACTATCCGCGTCTCAGACGACCTCTGGATTGCTGTCCAGAAGAAGGCTGCCAGTCAGGAAGTCACAGTCACCAGCGTTATTATCGCAGCCCTTGAGGACTACCTAAAAGCCGAATAACGGCGTGTCGTTCCTCGATTTGTCAGTGCCCCACTGTAAGGTGTAGTTTCTCACCACAACAGAAGGGGACCCAATGTCAGACAAGCAGAGCCTTACTAATGAGGCAAAACAATACTTAGCTCTCAAAGAGCAAATTAAATTCCTATCTGATCGTCAATCAGAAATTAAAAAGCGTCTCAACGAAGCCGTGCAAGAACTTGGCGAAGTAGATGGTCGCGGACACATCACTTTAGAGCTTGATGAAGATATTAAAGTAACAAATCAACGTCGAGTATCAAAAGCACTCAACATGGATGTAGCAGATCAATTGCTAGCAGAACGTGGCATTAAAGACGACTGCATCATCATGATTCCAACCGTTAGCGAAGATGCAATTATGGCTGCGTTTTACAAAGGTCAATTAACAGAAGAAGATATTGACGCAATGTTCCCAGCAAAGGTATCGTTCGCTTTCGTACTATGACAGAAGATTTTATTGATCAAACGTTTGCCGATCTAAACTACCCAGGTAGTAAACGCAAACGTCGTGAGGAAAAAGTAAAAGAAGTTAAGCAGGTTGAGTGGGATTCACATCCTCGTCCAACCGTTATGCCTAACGGAAAAGAACTAGATTTGTTCACCATAGGAGCATTAGCAAAAGCGTTAGGTCGCCCAGTTATTACTCTAAAACTATGGATGAGCGAAGGGCAACTTCCAACATCGCCTTACCGTTTGCCAACAACAATTGACAAAAACGGTGAGGAACGACAAGGTAGGCGCTTGTACAGCCGATCAATGATCGAATCAGCGGTAGCGATATTTACTAAGTTTGGCGTTTTGCACGTGAAGCGTATAGACTGGGAGAAGTACCGCAAGGTCACTGATGAAATAGCCGAGGCTTGGGAGAAATCTTTAGCTGAGGAAACTGCTTAATAACTGCAAACAACTGCGATAAGGAGAAAACCGCCCATGGGCGTAAACACAACAGATACACCGGATGCAACAACATACGGTCAGGTAGAAGACGAATCTTTCTCAGTGGAAGATCGTCCAACTCAATCCACTTCATCAACCGCTGTTCAATCAGGTTGGGAAGCCGCCGAACAACTAGTCACAACTCCTACAGAGTTTCCGACTGAGTTCAAGCACTCAGAGTCATTCCAGTTAATTCGTTTTATTGATACTGGTGGACCATTTGCTAATTACCGCCAGCACTTCCTTAAGGAAAAGACCGAAGGTCGACGTTCATACGTCTGTATTGGCGACAACTGCCCACTTTGTGTAAAGCTTGGCGATAAGCCAGAGACAAAGCGTGCGTTTTCTATTGTTAATCTTTCAGCAAAGCCTTACCAACGCCAGATGTTGATTGCAACACCTCGTTTGTACAAGACTTTGCATGCTGGTGAGTTTTCCCCACAGGGACCTTTGACTCGCAACTACTGGGCGATTAGTCGCACAGGAGTAAAGCAGCAGACTGTTTACAATTTAATGTCAGTTAAGGGTCGTGATCTTGCAGAAGATTACGGAATTAACGAGGCTGAAGTAGAAGCAGCAATTGCTAACTTCAAGCCATTTGAGCGTTCTGAAATCCGCGAGGATAGCATTGCCGTTCTAACAGACATTGCAGCTAGCCTGCTCTAACCAATAACTGTCTAGGAGGTGTTGGATGATCCCCCCAGCACCTCCTAGCCTTTGGGGGACACACTATGAATATTATTCTTACAAACGATCAACTAGACGAAATGGTTGCGTATTACCTTGAGCAAGATGCTTTTGCGTTTGACGTTGAGACGGTCGGAGATCGTCGAGGTGATACTCCTGTTAATGAAGTTCTTTGGATTACTTTTGCTACTCATGGTAGGTGTGACGTTATTCCTATGGGTCACCCTAATGGTGATTTACTAGAGGTTGTTTATCCTCTTACTGGTCAAGGCGAGAAAAGAGTAGAGCAAGGTCTTCCCGCTAGACCAAGTGATTACTCACGCGATTCTAAAAAAGCAACTAAAGTTTTTAGCGAGGCACCGGCACAGTTGTTTCCAGCAGAGGTTTTTTCTTCCCTTAAACCTCTTATGTTTAACGACAAGATATTAAAGATTGGTCACAACTTAGTATTTGACTTAACTTCTGTAGCAAAATACTACGACGGGAACTACCCAGTAGGTCCTTACTTTGACACAATGATTGCATCATTTCTGTACGATAACCGTAATAAAAACCGATGCGGTTTAGCAGATTGTTTGAAGCGTGAGATTGGTTTTGTAATGGAGAAGGGCGTTGGCGCTCAGGTAGAGGTCTACTCCTTTAATGAAGTTGCAAAATACGCTTACCTAGATGCTAAGTACACTTTCTTGCTTTGGAAGATTCTTGTAAAGAAACTAGAAGAAAACCAAGTAACTGGTGTTATGAAACTTGAGATGGACGTTCTGAAGGTTCTTTGCGACATGAAGCTAACTGGCGCTCCCATAGACATGAGCGCTCTTGAGTCTTTAGATGCTAGATTGAAAGAAGACATTGAGACCGCAAAGGCTGAGATCTTTAAGGTTGCCGGTCAGCAGTTCAACATTAACTCGAACGCAGATAAGCAAAAGATTCTGTACGGATCTAAGTCTGAAGGCGGTCGTGGGCTTAAGCCTAAGATTATTACAGCCAAGGGCGGAGACTCTGTATCAGCTGAGGCTCTTGAGGCTTACAGAGGACAAGACCCACTAGTGGACGCACTCCTCACCTATGCTGATTTAAATAAGTTACACACCACTTACGTCGTTCCGTATCTTGGCGGAGAGGTTACACGTACTACTGCTGGAAAGATACGAATTGAGCATAAGGACAGTCTCCTTATAAATAACCGCATTCACTGTGACTTCATTCAGCACGGAGCCGAAACGGGCCGTTTCTCAAGTAGAAACCCTAATTTGCAGAATGTACCTGCGCCTCACACAGAGCACGGTAAAGCTATTCGTAACTTATTCAGAGCGCCTGAGGGTCACAAATTTATCGTAGCGGACTACTCACAGATTGAGCCTCGAGTAATTGCTTCCTTTTCAAAAGACCCAATTATGATGCAGAACTACTTAGACGGCGGAGACATTTACACCACGGTAGGAAACGAAATGGGTGTAGATCGTAAGGCTGGAAAGGTTTTAGTTCTTGCTATGTCGTACGGAGTAGGTCCAGAAAAGATCGCTCGTTCTATTGGTTGTACAAAGCAAGAGGCTAAAGACTTACTGGATCGATTCTCCGAGCGTTTCCCTTCCATTAGTTCTTACAAGTTTAAGGTACTGGTGTCTACTAAAAAAATTGGCAATAAAGAAAAGCCAATCCCATATGTAACCACTATCTTAGGAAGACGTAGGTACTTGCCTGAGATGAACTCTGGCGATAAGTCTGACCGGGCAGGGGCAGAGCGCCAAGCGTTCAACACCAAGATTCAAGGATCAGCAGCGGACATCATTAAGCTGGCTATGGTTCGAGCACACGCACTTATCCCCAAAGAGGCTAAACTAATACTTACAGTTCACGATGAACTTGTGACCCTAACTCCAGACCATTTGGTCGATGAGACAGAGGCCGCAATCAGAACCGCGATGGAAGATATCAAACTGTTAGATATCCCATTGATTGCTGATGTAAAGGTTGTAGAGCGTTGGGGAGAGGCAAAATAGTGCGTAAGTTTTGGAAGAAAAACGAACCAGAACCAGAAAGTTTTAGTACAGCAATCCCTATGGCTGTCATTGCTCGTTGGTATTTTTACGACGCAGGTTTAGAAGAGCCAAACAAGTTAGCCGATTTAGTCGGCATGATGCCAGTAAGTCTTGAAGGAGACGCTAAAGAGGAAGAAGACAGCGACCAGCGGTTAATTAGAGTTGCTCCCTTGCTTCCTTTTATAGAAACAATTACTGAGATCAACGCTAGAAGCATTACCGAGTTACAGTTTGACCATTACATCACTAGCGGTCAGTTAGACCCAAATGACCTAACAGAAGAGAAAGCACATATAGAAGAGTTGTATCGTCAAGTAGGTCATTCTGCTCTTATAGCCGCTTTTGCATCTGGCTTAGAATTGGGTATTATCAGCACAGACACAGTCCAAGGAGACATAGCGTATGAGTAATAACTGGTGGGCAAACAAATTAGGTCAGCCTCAAACTACACGTCAAGAGATGCCACTACCTCCGTCGCAAGTTCCCATGACATACGCCCCTCCCTCCGCAGCTCCATCTTTTCAACAACAACAAGGAGCTAGACCAACAGCGTCTGCACAGGCGTCACGTTGCCCAAGTTGTGGTGGAGGTAACTACGGAAGTATCGAAGGAACAAAGCCACGTTGTTATGAATGCGGTTATCCAATCGTACAAAGCGGTAGCGGTATGGGTAAAGGAATTACTGGAGGTCCAACACCTTCTGGACCTACGCAAGCAGCAGTACAAGTAGCAACAGGCGGATGGAATCCAACAACAATTATTGGAAAGTTAGGTTAATGACTAAAGTGGCGCTTAATTCGGATCTATTAAAAGTCGTAGCAAAATTAAATAAGAAGTTTGGTCAAGACACTATTGTTATTGGCTCTGACATCAGAGACTTATCAGAACGCTTTACTACTGGTTCACTAGCCCTAGATGTAGCACTTGGTGGGGGCTGGCCTATTAATCAATGGCATGAAATTGTTGGAGAAGAATCTAACGGTAAGACTGCTATTGCGTTTAAGACTATCGCCGCTAACCAACAGAAAAACCCAGACTGGACTGCTGTGTGGGTTGCTGCTGAGCAGTGGGTGCCTTCATATGCTGAGCTGTGTGGTGTGGACGTATCGCGGTTGTTTATTATTGAGTCAAATATTATGGAGGAAGTGTATGAAGCGGTTATCCAGATTATTGAAAGCAAGGCTGTTGATTGCATTGTTATCGACTCCCTTCCTGCTCTCGTACCTAGTGCAGAAGATCAGAAAGAAATGGAAGAATTCACTGTAGGTCGTGGCGCACTTATGACCAACAAGTTCTTCCGTAAGGTCGGTAAGGCATCTAAGAGAAGTCTTATTGAGGATGAACGACCATTTATTGGTTTGATGATTAACCAATGGCGCGACAAGGTTGGCGTTATGTACGGCGATCCTCGCACAACACCGGGTGGCAAAGGTAAGAACTACGCATTCTTTACTCGCGTTGAGATCAAGCGCGACGAATGGATTGAGGTAGGAACAGGAGAAGCCAAGCGCCGTGTAGGTCAGACTATTAAGGCTAGAACCCTTAAGAACAAGTCAGCCCCGCCATCACAGGTTGCATATATGGACTTTTACTTTGCTGACGGTGGAACCGTTCCGCCAGGCGACTTTGATTTCGCTAAGGAAATCGTTGCTCTAGGCATTATTAACAAGGTTATTACTAGAGCTGGTGCCTATTACCGCTACACATTTAACGGAGAGCAAAGGCAATGGCAGGGCGCAGATGCTATGGTTAGCTCCATCAAAGAAGAGATTGATCTGCGAGAAACACTGGAGAAGGATGTTCTTGAAACCGTCAAGGCTGGATCTAAGTACGTTGTAGAGCCAGAAGATGACGAAGAGTAAAGGACAAAAGGAGTCAAGGAAGCATGAGGATAGGCTTGCAAAAGCCATCGATGGTCAGCGCACTGCTGCCAGCGGTGCTTTTTGGAGTCGAAAAGGCGATGTCAGGTCCAAAGATTTGCTCGTAGAGCATAAGTGGACTGGCAAAGCATCCGTGACCATCAAGGCTGCGGTTCTAGAAAAGATCGTTACTGAAGCAATTCTTGACGGTCGCATGCCTGTCCTTGGCTTTCACCTTAATGGTGAAGACTACATAATGCAGTTAGAGGACGACTTTCTAGAGCAGCGCCAGAAACTTCAGGAGTGCTCTTGTTCGAAGACGAAGGCGTAGAAAAGTGGCGATATCAGGCTAAGTGCCGTGGTATGTGCGACAGTCCAGAGACCGACGATTGGTTTCCGCCTAGGGACAAAACTAAATACAAAACTATTGCCGACCGCGCAAAGTCAGTTTGCTTTGGCAAAGACGGTAAGGCAGAATGTCCCGTGAGGTTAGAGTGTTTGCTCTATGCCGAAGGTAACGATGAACAACACGGAATATGGGGTGGCTTATCGCATCGTGAGCGAAACGCTCTGAAGCGCAAAGCTGCTAAACACGGAAAAACATTAGAGGAATGGGTACGCAAAAAGTGAAACCAACTGGTGCATTGAAAGCGTTTTTAAAGACTGACAAGAGCACCAGAGTGATTGGCGCCGTAGAGCGACACATTATTTCTAAACCAAAAGATGATAGATCAACAACAGTTATCCATCCATCAGAGATGGCATCTGCTAGTTGGTGTCACAGAGCCCAGTACTTCTGGCTAAAAGGCGAAGCCCCAGCACCAGAAGTTATGAGCCTTCGACGTGCACTTATATTTGCACATGGTCACGCCATCCATGATATTTGGCAGACTTGGTTCACAGAGATGGATCAGATTAAAGGCGAATGGATATGCCGTACCTGCAAGGACGCTTGGTTTGGTTTAGCCTCTGACCACGAAGCAGATGATTTTTGCGATTTAAAGTACAAAGAAGTCCCTGTTTATTACAAACCTTTACGCATTTCTGGAAAAGCAGATGGATGGCTTGTGGATTTTGGCGACTCTTTACTGCTAGAGGTTAAGTCAATCGGTGAAGGCAGTATTCGCTGGTATGCCCCAGACATTGCCTACGAAAGCGAAAACGACTTTAAAAAGATGTGGGCTAACGTAAAAGCTCCTTTCCTAGAACATATTATGCAAGCTCAGATTTATATGAAGTTAATGGAACTTATGGAGCTGAAAGACGCTCCTCAAGAAGCCATTCTTATTTATGAGGCTAAAGGCTTGCATGAGATCAAAGAGTTTGTAGTACGAAAGAGCGATTTTGGTGTCGCTGACCTGTTTGAAGCAGCGGCTAACATCATTTCAGCAATTGACAAAGGTACCCCTCCCCTCTGTAATATTAATGGTGCGGCAGGATGTAAAAAATGCAGCCATTACACAGAGGAGAACCAAGGTGAGCCAACTAGCGATTAATGCTGGTACCAGTCAAACGGTAATCGAATCTTTGCAGACTCAAGGTTTTCAATTCCAAACAAAAATGGAATTGAAGTTACCAGAAGTCCCAGAAGATATTACAGAATTAGATGATGAAGGATTAATGCAGTTATTTAGTAAGTTAACTGCGTATGCAAACTTTTTATCTGCTCAGTACGCTTGTGCTGTAATAGATGAAAAGAACGCAGAACAAGATTTAGATTTAGCAGAGAGTAAGAAGTACATCCTTTCTTACGAAGAAAACAAAAAAGATACTGTGACGTTAATCAAGGCTCGAATGGCGTCAGATCCAGACATTACTTACCTGCGTGAAGGTCTATCAGCAAAATACGCTTATCGTAAGTTAATTGAAGTTATGGTTAACAACATTGATAGAAGCACACAGTTAGTAAGTCGTGAGTTAACCCGTAGAACTTCTGGGTCTAACCAAGCCACTCGTGGTAGTCGGATGTTTCCATGAGACTAAAGACATTTGGTGATGGTGTTACACCCAACAAAAAGTGTTGGGTAGGCATAGATCAGTCTTATAGTGGATTTGCTATAACCCTATTAGGCGAAGATAACTCGTACAAAACCACGGTAGCTAAGTTTGAAAGCAGTGGTGTTGAGCGGTTGTTTGAAATCCAAGAGCACGTTAAGGGAACTTTAAACGAGGCTATTAAGTGTTGCGACGTTTCAGATGTTGCCATAGAAGGCTACGCCTATGGAAGAGAGTTTGGAGTAGCCCAGTCAGGTGAACTAGGTGGCGCTGTGAAACTAGCTTTATACGGCATGGACAACCTAAACAAAGGCAAGCACCCAATGATTGTTGCCCCAACCAGTTTAAAGAAGTACGTAACTGGCAGAGGGAACGGCGTACAAAAAAACCAGATGCTACTTCAGGTATACAAAAAGTGGGGCGTAGAGTTTCCAGATGACAACGCCGCAGACTCTTATGGGCTAGCGCATATTGTTTCTGGAAAGGGTAAGATGGAGTACGAAAAAGAAATTTACGAAAAACTACAAACCGCAGAAGGTAGGGAAAAGTAATGCCGAAGTATGACTTCACTTGTGTGCCTTGTGATAGCACCGTTGAAATGCACATGTCTATTAGCGCTACTGATAGACCCACCTGCTCTAAGTGCGGAAACTTTATGACAAAGGTGTGGACACCACCAGCAGTTCACTTTAAAGGCGGAGGATGGGGAGGACAAGGATGAAAAAGTACTCAGGTTTTATGGATGTAGGTTTAGATATGCCAGTTGTAGTCGCAGATGAAGACTTTATTGAGCATCTTCATGAATCAGGTTTTGTTGATGAAATCGACCTTAATGATTTAATTTTTGAATGGCTAGACTGGTCAAAGGAGAACGTTAATGAGTAAAACTCAAGACAAAAGAGCTGCTCGTAAAGCCGAGGCAGAAGAGTTTGTAAAGCAACGCCGAGAAGCTCAGATCACAATGTTTGAGAACAACTTCGAGGTTGGACTTCGTTTTTACCAAGACAACAAGGACAAGATGTCCGAGGAAGAACAGTTGCTGATCGAGCAGGAGATTGAAAAAAACCGCAAACTTATTGACGAGTTTAGGGCTAAGTGGAATGTTTGATCTTAGAGACAAGGACAAGCCCCTAGAGGTTTGTATATGCGGCTCCACCCTGTGGAACGTTAAAGCCATGTTTGAGGACGGGGAGATATCCCTGTATATGCTGGATATGGAGTGTTATTTATGCGGCACACAGGCTACAGCCCCCACCCCAATAGATAATCGGATTTAGCCTTACACCTTCTGTATTTACCCTCATAATTTACGTAGGGAGACCCACTATACGTAACCCGAGGTGCACTAAATGTCTACAGAAGAACAAATCCTGCGTGTAAGCGCTGGCTCAAACCCGCAATCAGTAGCGTCTGCTATTGCCCATAGTGTTTATGAAACACGAGGATGCAAGATCAGAGCAGTTGGTGCGGGAGCAGTAAACCAAGCAGTAAAAGCAATCGCTATCGCTAGAGGCTATACAGCTCCTAGAGGCATTGACTTGGTCTGCGTTCCCGGATTTTCAACTATCGAGAGTCATGATGGTCAGATATCTGCCATCGTATTCGAGGTAAAAACCAGTTAATACTGGTACATTTATTTTTCCAACCTTTGGCCGAAGGAAACACAATGACTGATTCAACTAAGAACAAAGCACCAATCGCCCCTACTTCATTGGGTGCAGGTTCTGCACCAATTGCAAGTCACACAGCAAAGCCTGAAAAGGGTACGCTTGTAAAGAAGACAGGCAACATTAAGGGCGCAACAGATCCATATAAGCAAGCCAAGCCTTCACGTACATTCGTTAAGAAGACATCAGGCGCTGCTTATGGAATCACAGCACACATTCCTGCATACACATCACCCGAAGCTGGGGAAACCCAAGGAAATGGTCGATTGTTTCAGGCTGCAATCAAGCGCACTGCTCCAAATTTCAGAGCAGGCATTGATAGCCAATCCTAGTTAGGTACTAGGCGGTCTGCCCCCCACCGACATAGGGGGGCTTTTTCATTTTTCCGTTTTGTACAAATTACAACCGTGTGATTGAATAGGGCTGTGGAGAAGATACCGTCAAACGCTAGAGGCTATTGCTCTGTCGCTAATTTTTTATCTACTAAAGATAAAGTATTTTGCCAAGAGTTTGAAGAGCTAATATCAAACGACTCTGCATCTACAGCAAGTTTACATAGGTTTTTACTGGCAAACAATGATATGTTTCCTGGCCTAACTTCATTCAAATCTCACAGAAATAAATGGTGTTCATGTGGCTCTAAAGGATGAGTTTAACGAGTTTGTAAAAGCAGGTATAGAAGGCTCAGACAATGTAACAAAAGATATTCCAGACGCATGGCGTCCTCGATCCGAGATCGGTACCGAAGGCGGGTTCGTAGTTTCAACCCCAAGACCAGATGGCAATACTCCTGGCGCAGAAGAAATTTTAAGAGAAGCAAACCTAGACCCAGCAGAGTGGGCTGTTATTTCACACCGCCGTTCACGTTGGCAAAAGTATGACGGAGATTGGCTAGAGTCATTCCGTATCAATGTAGTGCCTGTTACTAATAGCACAGCAAAAGATTTTGATGCAGAAAAACTTATTGAATCCATGACTAATTGGAGACCAGAAAGTTCCGTAGATTTTGAAGGTACCTTAACCGCTGTGTACAGCCTTGGAGACACACAGTACGGAAAAGACGATACACCAGCTATCGTTGATAGAGTGCTTAGATCATTTAGTGAAGCCGTTGAGCACCATAAGTTTTTACAAAGTAAGTACAAGATTAGTCAGATTGCATTACCTCAACTAGGTGATTGCATCGAAGGTATGACCAGCCAAAAGGGTAAGGTAATGGGTCGCCACGATATTGGCGTAGCACAACAGGTACAGGTTGGTCGTAGAATTTTAATGAATCAAATTAAAGCTATGGCACCTTTTGCTACAAAGATCATTGTTCCAGTAGTTCCCGGTAACCACGATGAAGTACAGCGTTTCCTTGTCAGTCGTCCAGAAGATTCATGGCAGATTGAGATTGTCAGAGCTGTAGAAGATGCTTGTTTAGAAAACGATTTCTTAAAAGATCGTGTTGAGTTCCGTTATCCAGCAAAGGATGACAGCACCCTTGCAGTCAACCTAAGCGGTACTTTGTACGGAATGGCTCACGGTCATCAGGCACGTGACATGGTTAAGTGGTGGTCAGGTCAGGTTATGGGCAGGTGTGCAGTGGCAAACGCTGACATCTTGAACGTAGGGCATCTACATCACTACGATGTGCAGAGCGTTGGAATGCGTTTATTTATCCAAAACCCTGCTATGGACAACGGTTCTGGTTGGTTTAGGGACAAGTCTGGTCTGGAATCCCACCCCGGAATTACTTCATTAGTTGTCGGAGAAGGTTTTGACGCACGACGTGAGTTAGTCGTACTTGGCGGGTTTCGCTAGCCTATAATGTAGGCATGCCTAATCTGCATCAGAATGTCCAGTCGCTTGGTGCGGGTGGTATGTATGGCACCAACACCGTTTACGGTGGAGGCGGTCAAGCTGTCGCTCGTTCCGAGATGGATGAGTCACGTATGGGTATTGGACGCCAACCGTCCGCAGAATATCCAGATGGTTATTTAGGAACGATTCGTTCCCGCCGTGATGATCGCGGTCGACCATCAAGCACATCAGACAATGTTTTGAACAGCATTAAAAATCGTATTGGACAAAAGTCATACCAACGCGGCGTTCACCGTGGTGAAAGAATTGATCCAAGTGATTATTACTACCCAGCAGGACTAGAAGCAGATCGCGGAATCAAACGCCAAATGCGTGGGGTTAAGATGGGCAACACAACGTTAGTTAAGAAGAATGCAGACAACGTAAAGTTAGTGCCAGCACCACATTTACCTAATGACGGAAAAGCAGGTCCTACAGTTAAGAGCGACTCACCAGGTCAGATTAACCAGCGACGAGCCGATCAGTGGTCACCTTTGAAACCGAAGTGGCGATAATGACAGGGCGCGTAGGAGACGGCGTATACAGCCGTAAACCATGGGACGATAACCCACCTCAAGATTATATTGGACCTTTCGGTAGCAACCGCGAGCGTTTGATTAAACAGGCCATGGCGGCCCATACTATGACCTCAGAAGAGATTCAGTTGTGGGTACGACCAAGCCTTCCTCAGATTGAGATGTTTCCAGATCGATACGGATACACCCAAAAAGAGTACGGAATTGAAGATATTATTGAATTAACGGGCAGAGCTGCTACTAGAAAAGACTTTTCTGGTGAAGCTACTACTACTGAATCCACCAGTCGAAACACGTTAGGAAACTCAATCTGATGCCACGTAATAACACAGACTTTAAAAAAGGTCAGGTTCCTGTAACTTTTCAGATGTCAGCAAAAGATGGAAGCTGGTCTGGATCACACACTTTCATGTCTAAAAGCCCAGAACATGCTAAATCCCAAGCTAAGGCTACTGGGTATAAAGTAGAAGACGAAGGTAAAATAGGATAATGGCTAAAGATAAAGCAAAAGACCCAAAGCGAGTACCTAGTCTAGGTATCAGCGACCCTATTAGTCATGTAAAAAAAGCATCAAGTGAGTACCTACCTCAAGGTAAAAAGTTTGATAGCCAAGGAAGAACTGACTCAGTTAGAGCCGGTATTTACGCTCACCGAGAGTCCGTCACTCAAGACACTAATGCTAAAAGCACTCCAAACGTTATTAAGATCGATAGCAGTAAGTAAATGACTAAAGACCCAGGTTTATTGACTGACTCAACAGGTGACGGAATGGCAGGAGCCACAGATGTTAACTTGCAGACTCAGCAAGATTTAAAAAAGACTTATTACAACGGCTCGAAGCCATGTATTGAGTGTGGTTTGGCTATGAACCCAGTAGAAGCAATGCATTCAACTGGATTATGTCCAAACTGCAAACGTCGGAAGAGCAACAAACTAGTGAAAGGCCGAATGGCATGACAGTACGCAAAGCACGTTCAGAAAACGCATCACTTCTTACAGGAGCAACTGAAGGTAAGTACCGCCAGCGCCGCCCTAACACAGAAGTAGCACCAGGCATGGGTGACCAAGAGGTTATTAAGAACCGCTCAGGTCTACACCCATACATGAACTATGGATTCATCAACTCTGAAGAGTCCAACAAAGTTAACCCACTGGGATAATAATGAATCCAAATCGTCAACAGTTTGAAAATGTCAATGTTTTGCCTAATATAGGTATTGATGAGTCCACTAACCGTGGGTATAACAAATCACTACCAAACAAGTCTTTGGCACCGATTAAAGTTGACGTGAAGGCTACACGTTGGGATGGCCCACGCCTCGATGAGGTTACAGCTACAGGAATGTCTGGGGCTGACAGAGCAACAGCCACAGGTAAAACTGCCTCCGAAGCACGACAGAAGGCTTACAACGCTGTTTCAACAAAACGAGTTGAAGGAGCTAAAAGCGGAGAAACCGCTAAGCGCGAAGCCGCTAGAACAAGTTTTAACGATGTAACACCAAAGAAAACAATTAAGATCAACAGCGGAAAGGCTAACTAATGTCAGAGATGAAAGATTCAGCGGACCGTTCAGCGGACGCTTACGTAGCCGATCGACTTAGTCGCGCTGATAAAACACGTACTATTCAAAACGAGATCGACTCCACCCACGCATTGCCAGGTGGACGAAATAACCCAATCCATAGCGAGGTTCCCGGCATGAACGCTGAGGACGCAAACCACCGAGCTATGGCTAAGCATTCAGCCGATTACATTGCTGCCGTAGGCGGTAAGGATCGCGCAAAGATGGAGTCTGCACGCACAGGTTTTTACGCAGTTAAGTCCGCCTCACGAGGAGCCCCAAAGAACCTAGAGGCTCCTTGCTCAGGTTCAGGATGCACCAAGATGGCTGCTCCTACAAAGAGCACATGTGAGCGCGGAGACTGTGGCGTATCACTAAGCAAGAATGTGAGCCGTCCTCGCGGATAGTGTACGCTTGGGGTCATGGTAATTGACCTCTCGACGTTAGCAAACAAAAAGGATGAACATCGCATCCTTATTTTGGCATGTAAAGACTGCTCCACAATGGAAGAGATTCCAGTAGATGAGCGCTACCCAATTAAAAGCCAAGGTGATAATCCTTACCTAGCACTTGCTTTAGACAAGCATCAAAGACCACAACCACACATGGGCGTTCTATTTGATGTCGACTTTGCAGTGTGGGCAAGTGATACTGGTCGCAAGCAGATCCATGCACAAGTGCTTGAAGGACTTGGTGGAAAGGGTCTTGGCGAAGACATTTACGCTGCTAAAGATAATTATTCAGCAGACGCTATGAAGTGTTTTCAAGCACACAATAAACCAGAAGGTCAGTGTCCTGATTACAAGTCTGGTACAAAGTTAATTAAGATTGACGTTATGAAACAAGAACGACGTGATGCAGGATTATCTGGAGAAAAACTTCCGTCGTTTTATCTGTGCGATTTTTGCCCAGTTAAAAGTTTTAATATGATGAAGAGCAACCAAGAGAGAGGACTGTACAAGTGACAGAAAATATCGAGCCACAGGAAGAAGTTGCCGTTCCTGAATTAGAAAAAGCAGCAGCTGATACCGCTTTCCTTATGATCAAGGATTGGGACGGAACATGGAAGGCGACCACTGATGTATCAATGGCTCTGACCATTGAACGCCGAGCCAACCGTAACGACGTAAAGACTGCTTGCCACGATATTCATGCGTTTTTAGATCATGTTGACCTAGCAACCATCATTGCGTCAAAACTTTCTGCTCCAAATGTCTCGGATACCGAGCGAGCCGCCCAGTCTGTGCGGCAGGCTTTGTCAGACCGCGAAAACTCGTAACGACACAAGGAGACAATAATGACCACACTCGTAGCCGTTCAAGGCGATGGTTGGTCCGTGATCGGGTGCGATAGTCGGGCATCGGATGAAGACGGGCGCTTCATGGAACTCGCCACCTCTAAAATTGTTAACAACAATGGGGTGTTGATTGCCGTTTCTGGAGCATCACGAGGTGGGAACATCACACAATTTGGTTGGAAACCTCCAAAGCCACGGGCTACAGAGGACCTAGATGTGTTCATGACTAAGAAGTTTATTCCGTCAATGCGTAAAGCTTTTATAGAAGCAGGTTACGATGCAAAGGATGATGGAGACGCTGCTTGGCAGGACTCCAACCTTTTAGTTTCTATCTGTGGAGTCATTTACCCAATCTTTAATGACTACTCTTGGGACAGAGAAGCCCGTGACATTTACTACGCGGGTAGTGGCGGAGATGTAGCGCTAGGCGCTATGGAGGCTTTGGGATACCGAAAGGCTAACTCACCAGAGGCTGTAGAAAAGATGATGCGTAAAGCAATTGAGATTGCATGCAGTCACGATATCTACTCTGGCGGAAAGATACACACACATATTCAGTACGAATAGCATAGAATAGATACATGGACTTTTACGAGGCTTTGTCTGCCAGAGCTGTACCCGTAAACATAGAGCCGTCCAAAACATCTTACTTCAGCAAGCCAGAGGTTGGTCTTGATCCACGCCTATTCCGTGATGGAAAACTTATACCTGCTGTTCGAAACTCTGTACTTACTGTTTTGTTCAACTACTTGTCCTCCCTTTACCAAGGTCCAAACGATTGGACGTTTGCTTGGTTAGCTGGTTCAGGAGTTTCGCATCAGTGGGCGGCTAAACGACTTCCCGGCGATTTAGATTGCTTAGTAGGCATTGACTATGAAGCGTTCCGTCGTGCCAACACAAAATTTACAGGGTTAAGTAACCAAGAGATTGCAAGCATGTTCAACGAAGGCTTCCGCAACGATTTGTGGCCGTTGACAGATAACTTCATGGATGTGTTTGAGTTAACTTTTTATGTAAACGTACAGACAGACATCGCTAAGATCAAGCCATACGCAGCGTACTCACTTATTACAGATGATTGGCTAGTACAACCTACTATTGAAGAAGCACCAACAGATCCTGCTTGGAATAGAAAAGTTGAAAAAGATAAAAGCAAAACTGCTGACATCATTGCTCGATACGCAACTGCTCTAACACATATTAAGCAAGCACCAAACACTGCGATGCGGGTTAACGCAGAACGAGCTTTGCGTATGGCAGTAAAGCAAGCATCTGAACTTTACGAAGAGATCCACAAAGGTCGCAAGTATGCATTTAGCGAAAGCGGTGCTGGGTATTTAGATTACGCTAACTATCGCTGGCAAGCTGGAAAAGAATCTGGAATTGTTCAAGCCCTAGGTAAATTAAAAGAGATTGCAGACATGTCTGATCGAGATTTCGCTGCATCTACCTATGGGGTAGAGTTACCTGACGTATCAACCTTGATTCGTCGGGCTGCTACACGCAACAACTAAAATAACGAAAACGGAGCATTAACTGTGGCAGTTTTGATTTACGTAGAGGGTGTTTTGGCTAGAAAACTTACACCTATCAAAGATGGTCTTGGGCTAGTCCGAACCATTCAAGAGAAGCAGGCGATCATTCTGCTATGCGAAAACAAAGCAAAGACTGAGCACTGGCTACGAGAAAACAAATTAGCCCGTATCGACAACATTGTTGACCACAACATCCCCGCTCCCGGTGATGATGTAGAGCTACGACAGGCTGAGTACTGCCGTTCTTTGGGCCCTATCGACTACGTGATAACCGCCAATACTGAGTTAGCCTCAAGACTTCTAGAAAAAGGCTTTCGAGTCCTGCTGTTCTTAGATCCAATTTACTTAGACCACAGATACCGCCCAGATACTATTGATGGGCGACGTAGTTGGGCTGACATCAAGGCTGAGCTAGATAAGCAAGCTGACATGTACTTGGATGACCCACGCAAATGAAGATTATTTACCTAGGGGCTGAGGTCCCAAGTAACCGCCTGCTGTTAGGATCCGCTGGGGCTAGGGCTGTTGGCGTAAGTTACTGGAGACTGATGAAGCGAGGGCTTCCAAAGACCAAGACCTACCTTTTAAAGAACTACTTCCCAGAGGACATGGAGATTCTGGTACACCCCGGAATTCCAAAGGCTCAGGACTTAGGCAGAACCGAACTGGAAGAGTTTGCCGCTGACTACGAAGAGTTCATAATTGACAACTTAGATCGGCTGACATACTTCACTGAGTTAACCCATTTTCAGGTTGGCCCAGACTTCATTCGAGATCAAAGAGACACCGTTTGGGCAGAGGTACCGCCTGCCAAGTTCTTGCCTGTATGGAGCCCAGAAAGCGGGCATAGAGGGCTTGAGGAGATGGCTGGTAAGTACTTAGACATTGCCCTTCCCGGTGAGGCTATGGAGGACGCTGTATGGCTTTCTAACATGGCTAGGAAGCTCACAGCCAACGAGGGAACCAGGTTCCATGCTTTGGGTACAGCGCGACCAGACAACCTGCGTCAGGTGCCTGTGGAGACCGCCTCAACCTTATCGTGGCTATCGCCCATGACTAGGGGAGAAACAATTATTTGGGACGGAACCAGATTGGTTCGCTATCCAAAGAGCATGAAAGAGCAGGCTCGTCCACGCCACAAGGCTGTGTACGAAAAGGCAGGTTTGGACTTCGACAAGATTGTTTCAGACGATGCACAAGAACTTTGCAAATTAGCAGTATGGTCGTTTGACCAATTAGAAACGAGGTTGACTGTGGGTAATGGATCGAACATATACGATAGTTTCGAGGATCCAGCTGGTGATGATTACGCGGAAACTACCCCTGCAATATCGGATAGGTTGGGGGTTGAGATGCGGAAACTTCAACCTCGAGAATTGAACGATATGGGCAATTTACCCGTCTTCGGATTCGATGTTAAGACCGTTGTTGAGAAGGATGAACTAGGCAATGACATCCTCAAAGATGTACCAGTTGTACAGTCAAGAGACACCAGTTTGCGACAGTGCGATACATGCTTTGTTGCATCAAACTGCCCTGCTTTTAAACCTCAAACTATGTGTGCTTTCAAGCTACCAGTAGAGGTAAAGACTAAAGATCAACTTAAGAGTTTGATCAACGCAATCATTGAAATGCAGGGTCAAAGAGTCGCTTTTATGCGATTTGCGGAAGAAATGAACGGCGGATACGCTGACCCGAATGTTAGCCAAGAGATCGATCGGTTGTTTAAATTGATTAAGACAACCAAGGAATTGGACGATTCCAGAGAGTTCATTAGGATGACTGTTGAACGCCAAGGATCAGCGGGAGTACTGTCCCAAATCTTCGGCGAGAAGGCTAAAGAACTTAAAGAATTACCTAACGGTGGCATCAGTGAAGATGACACAACTAAGATAATTAAGGGTGCAATAGAGGATTAGACATATCGTATATGTTCATGTTTTAGGGCATGAATCTGTACCCCCACTAGACAAGCATAAAAGTTGTTCGAGCACTTCATGAAGTGTAGGGTCCGTTTAAGTAAAATTACTGGTTCATAAGACGAGAAGAGGATAAAGAATGAATTTGAGTTTCCGTTTGGCAGAGGAATTTGTAGCTGGGTACAAGGGTAAGAAGGTTCCTTGGGGCTATACAGATGCAGCAGGAAACTCGGTCGGTGAGATCACCTTTCTTAGAACATATTCTCGACTGAAAACTGACGGAACCAAGGAGACTTGGGTAGACGTATGCGAGCGAGTCATCAATGGCATGTACTCCCTACAGAAGGATCACTGTAAAACCAATCGACTTCCTTGGAATGACTCCAAGGCTCAGGCTTCAGCTAAAGAAGCCTTCGACCGTTTATTCAACTTGAAGTGGACTCCACCTGGCCGTGGGCTTTGGGTTATGGGAACCAACATTGTTAACGAGCAGAAGAACTCTGCTGCCCTACAGAACTGCGCTTTCGTAAGCACGTCTTCAATGACAAAGAACGATCCAGCAAAACCATTCGCATTCCTCATGGAAGCCTCAATGCTCGGAGTGGGCGTTGGCTTTGACGATAAGGGTGCAGATAAGGAATTCACAATTTATGAACCAAGAGAGCCAGAAGTCACAACAGTCATCCCAGACACCAGAGAAGGATGGGTTGATTCCGTCGCAGTTGTCATCAATTCTTACCTCCGACCAGATCAGAAGATTGCAGGCTTCGATTACAGCGAAATTCGCCCAGCAGGAACGCCTATCAAAACTTTCGGAGGAACAGCAGCAGGACACGAACCCCTCCTAAAACTTCACAACCACATTCACTCATTGTTTAAGGGTCGTGCTGGTCAGACGTTAACTCGTCGTGATATCGCAGACATTGGCAACATGATCGGAGTTTGTGTTGTAAGCGGAAACGTTCGTCGTTCAGCAGAACTTCTTATCGGTCGCCTTGATGACAAGGACTTCTTAAACCTTAAGAACGCTGAGGTATTCCCAGAGCGCAACTCATACGACCCAGCCGCACCGGGTTGGGCATGGATGTCTAACAACTCAATCGAAGCAACTGTAGGCGCTGACCTATCTGGAATCGTTGAAGGCATCGCTAACAACGGAGAGCCAGGTGTTGTATGGATGGACATGAGCCGTAAGTATGGGCGCTTGATTGATCCTGCTAACGACAAGGACTGGCGTGTAGCTGGGTACAACCCATGTGCAGAGCAGTCACTGGAGTCGTTTGAGATGTGTACCTTGGTTGAGACATACCTCAATCGTCACGACTCAGTAGAGGACTACAAACGAACACTTAAGTTTGCATACCTATACGCAAAGACTGTAACCCTACTTCCTACACACTGGGAAGAGACCAACGCGATCATGCAGCGCAACCGTCGCATCGGCACATCAATGTCAGGTGTAGCTAACTTTGCTGACATCAATGGACTACCAGTGCTTCGTAACTGGATGGATAACGGATACGAAACAGTAAAGAACTACGATCGTATTTACTCAGAGTGGCTTGGTATTCGTGAGTCAATCAAGATGACAACCGTTAAGCCTTCGGGAACAGTTTCAATTTTGGCTGGCGAAAGCCCTGGCGTTCACTGGACACCGGGCGGAGAATACTTTGATCGTGCTATTCGTTTTAGTAACGATGATCCTATGCTCCCACTATTTAAGATGGCTAACTATCGTGTAGAGAAGGCTAGCGAATCACCTAAGACAACTTCTGTGGTGTTCTTCCCTATCAAGTCTTCAGCTAAACGATCAGAGAAAGACGTATCAATTTACGAGAAGGTGTCATTGGCTGCAACAGCACAGCGACATTGGTCAGACAACTCTGTATCTGTAACAGTATCCTTTAACAAAGATACGGAGAAGGATGACGTTGGAACTGTCCTTCACATGTTTGACGGGCAACTCAAAACCGTTTCCTTCCTACCTATGGGGAACGAGACTTACCCGCAGATGCCGTACACGCAGATCACTGAGAAGAAGTACGAAGACGCACAGATGAAACTTATGCCGATCGACTTTAGTGGAGTGTATGCAGGAATGGCTGCCGATGCTATCGGTGAGGCGTACTGCACAACTGATGCTTGCGAAGTTAGACTGATTAAAGAGAATCAGTAAAAGAGTATAAAAATACCCCCAGCCAATAAAGCTGGGGGTATTTTTTATTTAAATGTTATGCGTCAACCTTGTACTTCATTACTGACTTAAAGTACTTAGGCTTTCCTTTTGCATCAAGACCTGCAAGCTCATGCACTTCCCACTTAACACTCTTGCGTGGAGTGAACTCAATTGCATATTCCTTTGCATGTCGCTTAGCTGCCGATGCGTTTGCCCAAGGAGATTTACTTCCATCGGTTACTTCATTACCAGCATCATCTGTGACTGTGATTTCCAATAGCCATGCGCCACCCTTGACATCGTTTTTCCAAAGGTGTGCTTCGAATGTGTTGTTGACCTTTTTAGCCATTTACTTCCTCCAATTGTTGTACGGGAAGATGATACACCCCGTAGTCGTTTAGTTCCATTTCGTGTACCAAGTCAGCGTGACCAGCATACGCCGCCTCGATGGTTGTATACCTACGAGACTTTACGATCTCGTTGTCTTCGTTGAAAGCATAGGAGACGAATATCTTTGGCTTCGATAAGTTCGGCTTCCAATCCCTCATAACAAAGTGACGCTCAGCTAGCCATGAGTACTCAGGCATATCAATGCCAGTCCACTTAGTTAATACATTGATCCCATTGACTTTAGTTTCCTTTCTGAACGCGTGCTTACTGCTTGACTCCTCACACCACTGCGACATGGTTATACGTTCACCGTGTCGGTTAAAGAAGTCGTACTCAGTTCTACTCATGACAATCCTCCGTAAAAAAACATTTCAATGTTCGTGGATCACGTGGCGTTATCTGATCACAATCAAAGCACATCTCCCACGGTATCAATTTATGATGCTCGTCTAGGTAGCGATCAACTGCTTCGATACCTCCAGCGTTGTGCATCTCAATGCACTTATTCTTTAGATCCTCCATCAAGTCCATTGTTCACCTCCACCAGACGATTGATAATCCATTGAACAACAGGCACAGCAACAGCGTTACCCATTTGCTTATAGCGTTGAGAGTCAGACTGACTATCAGTCCAGCCATCAGGGAAACCTTGTAAGCGCTCGCACTCTAGTGGAGTCAAGCGACGAACAACTGCTTCTTCATACGCCATTGTGTCTTTAGCACGCTTAGCGTTAAGGGTTGGTGCTACTTCCTCTTTAGGAAAGTCATAAAGCTCAAAGTTACCAACGTGTGCCACACCGTGACCTCCGACTGTATCTATAGTAAACATAGGGTCATCGGGATTTCCGTAACCTTTACCTTGTGGACCTGCTGTGTCACTACGACCAATAACAGTTCCTTGAATTGGATACGCAACAGCTTGACCACCAGTCGTATCAACTGTGTAAGCAGGATCTGCTTCAGAACCTAGCCCTAAACCATTCTGTTTCTTTTCCATCTCACGACCATCCTGTATTGGATAAGCAAGCATAGGCATGTTGTTACCACCCGTTCCCATACGCGCTTGTAATGTATTTATAACTGGACCTTGAACTCTTAGATCGTCTACGCGGTTGCCGTAGAAGATAAGAACGGTTGCTCTTGTGTCACCGTTATTCTCAAATGCGTTGAGTGTAGGAGTTACTTCGCCCTCTACCCATGTCTCGAAATCATCCACGTTCTGCGCTCTCCTACTCTTTATGAACCACAAGGTGACCACTATCCACATCTTGGTTGACTACTGTTGCATGGTGATAAATCTCTGCTGGTATAGCGTTGGCTACTTCTCGCGCTTCATCCCCTGCTCTAGTGCTGAGTGGAGTAGCGCTGGCAATGACTTTCCTCTTTTTGTTGCTCGTCTCAAGATGCCCTCGCATGCCTTCGATGAGAGCAAGTACTTCTGAAGATGCTCGCCCTGAGTCTCCAAGACATCCAACAATGAAGACTCTACGCCTTCTTTGTGGGACTCCGAAGTGCTGAGCGTCAAGAATCCTGTAGCTGACCCCATACCCGCGCTCAACCAACGCCCCGATAACGGTTCCCATGTCTCGTCCTTCGTTGGAAGACAATAAACCGGGGACGTTTTCGAGGACGAACCACTTCGCTTTGGTTTCGTCGAGGATGCGACAGATTTCCCAGAAGAGTCCAGATCTAGCGCCAGCGAGTCCTGCCCGCTTTCCTGCGACTGAGAGGTCTTGACACGGGAAGCCTCCAACAATAATTCCGTCACTACCATCGAATCCGAGTTCTCTAAGTTGATCACCTGTTACATCCTTTACATCGTTAATTAGTGTTGAGTTTGGAAATTGTTTTGCTAATACTGCTCGTGCGTGCTTATCGATCTCACATGAAGCAACCACTGAAACCCCAGCTCGCTCTAGTGCTAGATCAAATCCACCTACACCAGCAAATAGTGATACTGCTTTCATTTAAGCCTTCTTTCGATTGTTCTCACAGTTCTACATGGATACGAAGACCGAATAGAACCGTGGGCTCTCACTTCAGCGCATACTTTGCATAGACCAAACCCACCCGGTGCGTGTAGATCTAACAAGTCTTTTAACATTTTTAAGTGAGATCTATTAGTAGTTTCCACTTTTGCTATAAGTTCTTGGTGATAAATTCTGGCTTCTGGGCTTTTCATCGCTACTCTTTTCATGCGTAAGTCTTAATCCTTCCCTTGTAGAATCCTCGCTCATCAGCAGTCATGCCACCCCACACACCATACGTTTCAGGCACAGTTAATGCGTGGTTCAAGCACTTAGCGATAACTGGGCAACCTTTGCACACAGCTTTTGCTTCTTTTTCTTTCTTACGTTTAGCGGCATCACGCATATTGTGCTCTAAGAAGAACAGTTCAGGATCTTTGCCCACGCAATTGCCTTGGTGTTGCCACTCCCATGCATCTGCAACGGGGTTTAAGTTTTTATAAGGTAGTACTGTCATTTAATTCTCTGTATCTTGTAGCAACTCGATGGTTGCCTCTGCATCTTTAAGGTAATTGATTACCTTTTGAATATCTAACTCGTCAATGGGAGTGTCCTCAAGCACAACTCGTGCTGTGATCACATTGGCTATTGCAAATCCTTTTGGTGTCATTCGTACTGGACCTCCATCAATCGTGTCTAGGTTGCCTCTTTCAAGTGCAAGCATCATTAGCTTTTCTCTTACATCAGCCATTCTTTTCCTCCTCGAATCCTACCTCGATGATCTCCAATTTTCCTTCGTCCTGCAACGTCCGCAGTAGTTGCTCTTTGTCCGAAAATTTTGAATACACCTTCGGCTTTGACTCGATAGGTATAACAGTCTCAAAATCCATTACCAACCCCCTAAACATTCATTCTTTGTGTGATACTTAAATATGAGGCTCATCATGGTGCGAGTCTGCGCCTCGATTAGTTCTTTGCAAGCACCGCATTTGTGCGTCCACTCACCAGTAAAGAAGTCGTGCTGGAACCCCTTACTCATCAGGCTTCTCCAGTTCAATCACGCTTACAAACTCCCAGCCTCGAGACTTCCAGTCCTTGATCGCACTGACTGCTTTACTACGATCTGTGAACGAAACTGGTGCGACTACCTCATGGACTAAAAGCCCCCAAAGCTTTTCATTTTTAACTACATCTGTTTTGCTCATTAGATCCCCTTCTTTACGCATTGTTCACAATAGAGTTCAGTTTCTTCTACAGATTGCCATTGGACTGGAACCGTAGCTTTGTTACTTCCACATTCTGCACACATTAGTACCACCCCTCTTCTAGTAGAAACGCCCACTCCTTAACGAGCGCCTTTGTAATTTCCGTGACTTCCTCATCCTCATAGGCTCCATAGTCGCTGAGGATATTGACATCGGTTAGGGTTTCCATCATGCGAGCATTGAGTTCGCCCTGCGAAAATGTGCCCCTTAACAATTGGGCAATCTGAATATCTAAGTTTTCCTTAGTCATAGTCATGCTGATAACTCCTTCGCAATTGATCTTTTGACCTCATTAATTGCCTTTCGCTCGCATCGGCTGATAACTTGCTCAGCCTCAGCAATGCCGTGGGTGTGCCAACCTTCCCAATACTTTGCATTGGTAGCCTCAACATAGAGGTGGATGATCTTGGTGCGTTCCTCATCAGTTAAGCAGTTAGGGATTAGATCCATTAGTTCCATGAAGATAGGCTCTTCTTTGTTGACGTACTTAGCCTTTTCTGGTTGGTGGTATTCAATAGTCCATTTAGCATCTTGCAGCTGAATTGTTGTTGCGATATCCATAGGTACAGCCCTTTCGGTTAGTTGTTTGATATAGAGAACATTAGGGCTACCGGGCAGGCTCGCCAATAACATTTGGTGTGACCTGCATCACGTGCGGGAAAGGGCCCGAAATAGATTTACTTCTCCTTGTTTCTATAGAGAGAGCACATGAGAGAGAGTAATAACGTCTCACGTTACTATCTCGGCTCTATTAGCCGCTACATGGCTAGAGATCGCAGATTAGGCACATTCAGGCGAGATATGCGTATATCTCTCTGGGAGAGAGGCTGCAGAGCTGGTGGCACAACTGCTTAGTCTCTTTGTCGACAATGCAGTAGCCTAAATGTGCAGACAAAGCGATTTGTCGACATTAAATGTCAGCTATATGGCTCTCTCTCTCTTCTCTCTCTCTCTCTCTCTTTTCAAGCTTTCTCTCTCATTCAAGCAGATTTGATCCAAATGGGCAACTTCTCTCTCTCTCCGAGAGCATGACCGGGCATGAATGAGCAAGACTGGCTATGACTGGTCATGTGGCGAATATCACACGTGAGCAATATCACATGTGACCTGGGTCACAGGCCTCTCTCTATACCCTATCCCGAAGGGATAAGGGGAGGGTGGGTCAACACAAACATTTGGCTTTTGGGAGTAGGCATTTCCCTTTAAAAAGAAAGCCCAGCGGGGGCTGATTTCCGCTGAGCTTCCTTGTTTGCTCAACCCCGGAGGGGAGCAAAGCTATCTATTCATCCCATTCATCGTATCGATCGACCCATGCATCTAGGTGATGGGCCTCTACTATAGCTCTCGCCGGTGCCTGATCCTTATCTCTCCACTTGACTGGAGAGGGTAGGTCGATCAGACGGTCGAAGTCTTCCTCCCAATAGGCATTAATTGCCGCCTTGCATGCATCGATCATAGACACTGGCACTGGCGGGTAGTGATTACTAGTTAAGTGAATCGCTAACCCCTGATCGAGGTCCATATTTGCGTACTCTATAGCTTGCGTTGATCCCATGACTGTCTCCTTACTTCTTAGATATCGAGAATGAAATATTACTTTTACCCTTTAAACATATACCGCATGCCACGCACGCACCTTCAAGCTTGATCTGCCCACGCTGTTCAGGACATACCGCTGTGCGCTCGCCTATTGATAGGAGCATCTCTTTTGCCTGGTCGAATGTCTCGTGTAATCCTGCTAACGGGAGCCCTGCACGCTTGACACGTGCCGCGGCTTCGAAGTTATCAGTATCAGTGGAGAAGTAGATCGAGAGATTCTCTAGACCCATAAGGCTATAGATAGCAGACTCTACACGTGTATACGCCCAAAACCTAACGTTAGGGTGCATCTGCACTACCTTTTGCCATGCATAGGTATACGTACCGTTGAAGAAGTCCCCGTCCCAATGAATGCGGAAGTCCTTAGGCGCATCCCACTTTTCACACTCAGCTTCAAATTCGATGATCATGTCATCCAATAGGGTAACCATAGTGTCGATATCTGCATCTCTCACTAAGTCCCAATTGTGAATTAGGCTAGCCTTTACGTTAGGGTAGATCTTCTCTAGTTTTCCTGCGTAGCATATTTTGCTGCACACTGAAGTAGCCGACGGGCAAGAGTAGTCTCTCCCGGCGGGTAAACCAAACGAATTTGCAATGCGTGCTGTTTTGCCGTTAGGCGTTAAACTATTTGATACCTTGCGATCTTTCGACCGCTTCAATTTCTCCATAATCAGCCCTTCTAGTAGTTAATGCATAGTTAACTCTCTCTAACCGCGCTCGCCAATACCTTTTGCTGTGATCTACATCACACCTGGAGCAGCTGACAGCAGCTGGCTGTGTGACCTACATCACATCTCTCTCTTGATATAACCCGAAGGGTGAATGGGTGGGTGGGCATTCAACACAAACAAGCAGGCCCCGGCGGCCGCAGCCGCCAGGGTCGCCTGGAATTATTCGAAGCTGATCCGCAGCTCCACTACACGGTTATCCTCATTGAGCCGAACCTCAACAGGATAGATACCATCACCGTATCCCGAGCTGGTGGCCACGGCCTCGTTAGCTTGGCCATTTTGCACGAACCAGTTATG